CCGTCTCACTCAAGAGACTACCAGCGGTTCTGCCCCGCATCCCTCATTACATTTATATTGTAGCACACTTGGTGCTATCTGTCAAGGGTTTTTTAAAAATTTTTCGAGTGGCCACTCTATCGTTTCGGTTTGTGTTGCAGTCAAAACCCGCGGTGACTAACCTTGTAAAACCTGAGGGAGTACTCGTTTCCGCTCTCTCCCTTGGAACAATTATATATTACCATACTCTCTTGGAAATGTCAATACTTTTTTTAAAATTTTTTAAAAAATTTTTTTCTGTTAGCACCCGATTGGGGTGAGTGCTAACACTTTAACGCTTTAGTGTGTGAAAGTTTTGGGAAATCGCGTTTTTTCGCATTTTTTCCGCAAAAACGCAAATTTTTTCCGCAATCCCGCAAAAAATAAAAATCTCGCCGCCGGCTGCCGCTGGCGGCGAGCTGGACTTCTGCAAAATTTTGCATTTTATCGCACAAATGTAAAATTTTCCGAACGTATGTTCGCTGTATTTTTATACATCGGCATGAATAAAAATACGGACGGTTGCCCGTCCGTTGGTTTGCCTTAGAAGGTGATGACCGCACCCTTCTCCTCTACGAAGTAGGTGCCGAAGCCAGCCTTTGCCCAAGGGGTGAGGTTCTTCATATCGTCATCAACGAGGATTCCATCCTCTCTGATGTAGTCGATTTTCTTGCCAGCCCCTACGATGCAAATGAAGTTTTCAAGGTCAAGAGCGGGGATGTACTTTGCAAGCCACTCGATTTTTCCAGCCTTGCCATCTTCGTTGGCGGCTTTGGTGAGGATGTAAACCTTGATTCCAGTAGAGATGAGGTTATTTACGAGAGCCACATTCTCTTCAAAAGGTTCGAGGTTTGCCATTGCGTCCTTGTCGAGTGCAACTGCCTTGTTTTCTTTATATGCCTTGTGGAAGTTAGCGAGTACGCCGTCCATATCGAAGTAGTAAGTCATTTTATTTTCTCCTCTCTTGTTCCCCCCGATATTATATTACCACATTACAAAGCAGATTGCAAGTACTTTTTTAAAAAAAAGAGAATTTTTTTTCTCTTTTTTAGTTGGCTCTCTCTTTTTCATTGAGAGCCAACTCGATAGCGAGTTCCCTCGCATATCCGTGAAGCGGTTCGCCATTGGCGATTTTGTTGTTGATGTAAGCCTTGATTTCTTCGTATGTCATTGTCTTTTCTCCTCTCTATTATTTGCGTTCCCCTCTATAAGTATATTACCACATCACAGACCCAAATGCAAGCACTTTTTAAAAATTTACGAAAAAAATTTTTTGTTATTAGCACTCTTGGGTGCGAGTGCTAACACTTCAGCACTTTAGTGAATTAAAGCAAATTTTCGCTTTCTGTCGCTTTAGGGTAAAATTTTGCCAAAGCCCCAAAAAAATCAAACTCCGCTCGCCTGGGCCACTGGCGCGCGGCTGATGGGATTGGCAAAATTTTGCGTTTTATCGCAAAAAATAAAAATTTGCTTTCACACTTCACCGTGTGAAAGCACGAATGAATATGCACACGCATGCATAAATATTTATACATCCAAATGTATAAAAATAGAAAGGAGCCCCCTCGCTTGAGGGGGCAAATGAAAACAAATACAGTCAAAATGTAATTTTTACTTTATTTCGGTGAGGGTGATTTCGATTTTCATTCTGTAGGTCTTGCCGTCAATTTCTACCCTCTTGGTGGCTAATGCGGGGAAACAATCCGCATACTTGTCGCCATACTCTTCAACGCACTCGTTGTTCATTTCATCGATTTCGTTTATGGCTTCGGTCGCCTTGCCTACAAATAAGTTCTTGGGATTCATTTCTTTACCTCTCTTTCTCTTTTCTCTGCTTCAAAATCTTCTTTTGTGTGATACATCAGTTCCATATCATTAGCGTCTCTGTATTCATCTTCTTCAAACATAATGTCTGCAAGTCTTTTTGCTTTTTCGTCCATTGTTTTTTCCTCTCTTTCTCTTTTCTTGAGTTTATTATAACATCTTTCTGTTGGTTTGTCAACCCTTTTTTTATTTTTTTCTTAACTTATTATATATATAGCCGATTCCTAAATGAAGAGGGAGAAACGGGCCAACAACCCAATAGGACATCCACTCTTCCTTATCAAAAGCGTTGCAACAAATTGTTGCTCCTAAATAAACTATAAACCATCCTACTAAAATTCCAAGTATAAACATTTTTTTCTTTCCTTTCTCTTTTCTTATCTTTATTATATCATAGAAAAAGGGCTCTGTCAAGCCCTTTTTAAAATTTTTTATTCGAGTAAAACACATTCTCTTGTATCACAGTACCAACCCGTGTCCTCATCTCTTCCGTAGTATACTTCTATTTCCGAGACATAGGTAACAACTACATTGCCGTAATCATCGCTATTGATGACTACATCCAAATCTTTATTTTCTACTGCTTCAAGTCTTGTGATTAATTCCTTTACTGTCATTTTTATTTCCTCTCTTTCTCTCTTTGTACCTTTATTATATCACTCTTTTGGGGGTTTGTCAACAGTTTTTCCAAACTTTTCCAAAATATTTTTTTGCTCTTTTGTTTGCGTCTTCTTCTGTTCTCCAAGCACTCAAGAAATACTTTCTTCCTTCAGTTATTGTGTATACGATGTATAAGCCTTTTGTTGCTTTCTTATTAAGTCCGTAAATTGTCATTTTATTTACCTCTCTTCTTCTTTTTCAATGTAATAATCATCTGAATCAATGTAAATTCTATGAAAATCTCTGTTTGGAAGAGTCTTTTGCATAAACCAAGTGACCCTATTATTTTCGTCATAGTTTTCTTTTAAGTATTCAATAAGTTCTTTTACGCTCATTTCTGAGTCATAGAATGTGTTATCAATATTGTGGATTGTCATTTGTCTTTACCTCTCTTTCTGTCTTTATTATAACAGAAAAGGGGTTGAATGTCAACCCCTTTTTTTTATTCGGTGTAAATATCTAACAGAAGAATGTCATACACTTCGGGGTGCTTCTGCATGTAAGCAACTCCCTTTTCGCTTGTGATTGTGTTGTAGATTTCTCCAAGTTCTTTGTCGAACCACTGTACTGTGTAATACTTCATTTTGTTTACCTCTCTTTGTCTTTTCTTGAGTTTATTATAGCATGAAAAAAAGGGTTTGTCAACCCCTTTTTTTAAAATTTTTTCAAACAATGTTCTGCGTAATCTTTTAAAGCCTCGTTTGTGGCTTTTACCTCTTTGCGAAACTTTGCGGTTTTGATTAGTTCAATAATTATCATTCCAATGGCGAAACCCATTAAAAGTATTACTGTTATGATTAAAATGTTAAGTGCGAATGTAGTCATTTGTCTTTACCTCTCTTTCTGATTATAGTATAACAGAAAAAGGCTTGTTTGTCAAGCCCTTTTTTAAAAATTTTTTCTTTCACGCTTTAATTCGCTAAAGTGAATTGGGGTCGGTCAACTATTCCTTAAAAACTAATTTTGGGAATAGTTCCTTGACAGAAAAAACCCTTGCCAAAAGCCCAAAAGCCCAACTATTCCCTAAAAATTAATTTTCGGAATAGTTGACCGACAACAGAAAAAAGAGGGCTTTGCCCTCTTTCCTATCCAATGAATGAAAATAGATTCCACGAACTTAATACCGTGGGCTCGTCCATGTCGAGATTTTGAAACATTATCGAAGCCCATGAAACGCCAAACCACAGTAAAAATGCGATTGAGGCGACTACCAATAAAACGATTAAACTTAAGATTACAATTCCTATAACTTCCTTCATTGCTTTGGTCTCCTTTCGTTTTCTGTACCTTTATTATATCATCCTTTTGGTGTTCTGTCAAGCCTTTTTTATAAAAAAAATTAGAGGTTTCTTAAAACCTCTAAAATGTTTCTTGCGTTGTAGGCTTCACCCGTCCAAGCGGTGAGGTGTCTCTCTTCATCATCGAAAAGAATATCATTTCCACTATTTACATTGTTCTTTGTGTAGGTGTAAGATACGAACTGGATTTCGTCAAACTTTACGCTTGCGAGGTGGGTCTGTAACCAAGTTAACTTTGCGTTGATTACTTTCTGCCCATACTCTGCGGAGCCGTTCTTTGAGAGTGCGGACACGATGCAAATTTCATAGCCGTTTCTCTGTGCCTTATTTAACAATCTTGCGAGAATGTTCATTCTCACAAGCGGTCTTGCGATTGCGTAAGGTGTAGGGTCTTCTGCTTCTAACATAGGGAGCCAGTTTTCTACTCCGTAAAGGTCTGCGATTGTTCCGTCCATGTCTAACCAAATTCTCATTGTTTGTTCTCCTCTCTTCTTTCTATAATAATGATAGCACACTGAAGAGGGTTTGTCAATACTTTTTTAAAAAAATTTTTTTTATTTTTTCTATTGACAGCCTTGCGGTTTTATGTTATAATGAGGATGATGGAAGAGGGGAATGTGCCTATTGGTTAGCGGTGACTAACCGAACGTATGTTCGCCACGACGCAAATAAAAAAAGGCTTTCGCCTTTTTTAGTTATTGATTGTTATTTCATCGATTGTTACGATTGTCCACCAACCATCAACGATTGCGTGAGCCATCATCCAATCGGAAGAAGCGAACATCTCAACCTCTTCGAGTGTTGCTCCAACAGTAAGCACTGTGTAAGGAGCCTTGTCCTTTGACATATTTATAACAGTTTCAAGAAGCGGTGCGATTGCAACATACTTTGTGTTTTCGTTGATTGTCTTTGCCTTTGCGTCATTTGTTACTGTATACATCTTGTTACCTCTCTTTGTTTTCTCTCCCTTTTGTAATTATATATTATCATACCTTTAGCAATTTGTCAATACTTTTTTTAAAAGTTTTTTTATACATTTTTTTGCATACTTATAACATTGTTAAATTTTTAACAAGCGACGGACTTCAACGCTTTAACTCACTAAAGCATGGCGGAAAAAGTAAAATTTTTGCTTTTTATCGCAAAAAACAAAAATTTGCTTTACTGCGTTAACGCTTCACCGCGCTAAAGTCTTTCGCACTTCACCGCGTTAAAGTGCTGAATTTCAGGAGTTCACCGCGTTACCACTTTACCGCGGTGAAGCGTTAAATTTTATGCACGGGCTGTATACAGCGAAAACTCGCGCCGCCATGGCCGGGGGCGGCGCGGGGGCAGGCCCAGCCCCACAGCCATGCAATATATCATATATAAATATCAATTATTATTCTTTGTGTTGTTGTTAATACTTTATTATCTCTTTATCTTCTTTCTCTCTCTGTCTCTCTGTTGGCCATTAGGTCTATGCCCCACTGCACCTACCCTGTCCAGTAGACCTGCAGACTACCCCTTGGTATACTACCTATACCATACACTGTACCTGAAACTAAAACACAATAACAAATCTTATTTCTATTTATTTTCTTTTATCTTTTATTCTATCTTCTCTTTGTCTGTTGGTTGATTGCTTGTGTTGTCTATTGTCTTGTTCTTATCTATCTCTTTGTGTGTATGTATTATTGTATGTTGTGTATCTATCTATCTGTTGTTGTGTATGTGTTGCTTGTGTTGTTGATTGTCTGTGTGTCTGTTGTTGTGTGTGTATGTGTATGTATCTATGTGTGTCTCACCCTTTGTGTTACACGTTGTGTCCTGCTTGTGTACTGTGTAGCTATACACTACAGCTTACGTGTCTAGGTATTATTACTACATTACCACATATCTCATACCCATACTGAAACCAATAGATAGAATACTGTTTACTGTTTGTGTATTATATTATATGTTTATTATCTATCTTATTGTGTTACTATACTGTGTGCCTACCACACCACGCCCCCTACCCCTACCCCATGGCATCCCTATACCTATGTGTATGTATATATATTATATATATTATTATATCATTATGTGTGTGTTGTGTGTTGTGTGTTGCTTGTGTGTTAATCTATTGTTCTTTGTATGTTCGTTGTTTGCTCGTTGGCTGTGGCTGGCCAGCCTGGCTGCCCCTCTGTCTGTGTGTGCATGCATTGCCCCTACTGTCGTGGTGTATTAGAGTTTTAGGATAAATGATTGTATTACATTTGTTGTGTTGTTGTGCGATTTTTTCTGCAAAGCTTCTCCTTGCGCGAATCAGCACTTTTCACGCTCGTCAACGGTGACCGCCCCAGCGCCAAGCTCTCAGTAGTGTGTTGTGTGTCATCTACTATTGGTATACTGTGCCATGCCATGGGTAGAGCAGCAGTAGTGGATGACTATGCATTATAGTATTGTATTGATTGTTATTTATTTATTTAAACAATTGATTTATGTTTGCTTTTGGTATTTAATCTTATCTTTTAACAAAATTTATTTTGTTTAATGTCCTGTGTGTCATTAGCTTGTTTGTTTGTTTAGGGCCCGACCCCCCGGGTCCTACCTCGCTGGCTCGCGCGAGCCACCGGTATATCTACGTATATACTGGGGGGTGTTTTTTGGGAAAAAAACAAAAAAAGAACGCGTGTTCGTTATTGTCTCCCCCTCCCGTCGACCCCAAGTTTTACCAAAACAAAAAGGCGGAGCCTGCGGCCCCGCCCAACTCCCAGCAACTGGGAAGAAGAGAGTGTAAGAAAGGTAAAGAGTTTGGTTTTTTTATATTTAAATTTTCTCTTCTTTATATTAATATTATATCAAATTTTTTATAAATTTTCAAGTTCATATCTCTGCTTGGTCATTGTATATATGGTCTCCAGGAGCTCCACCGGCACCTTCACATAATACACAATTAACTCAGAGCCATCTTTAAAGAATGACGGCACCAATAAGTTTCCTTCTGCGTCCAGATGAGCCTCGTACTCTTGGCCTCTATAGAACATTTTTCCTACTGTTGCTCCGTTATCCATTTATTTTTTTCCTTTCACTTTATATATAAATTATAACATTTATTTTTAATTTTGTCAAGGCCCCATCCGGCAATACCTGTCGCGTTCTTCCTCGATACCTGCCTCATGGCCGTGGTTAAACCCTGCCATATGGCCCAGAGTATACCCCAGCACGAAGAAAGCCGCAAACCCTACCGCCATCAAAAACGCTATCCCCATACTAATCCTCCAATATATAACAATAGTCTGAGTCCTCTACTGGCTCTATTTTCATACCGAACAACGTCGCTATCGAATTATCTAGCGTCGCCGGCTGCACGAACCCATTTATCTCCGCTTCAAGTTTATCCAATAATTCCCTATTAATTCTTAACGTCTTATATTCCACTCCATTCTGTAATCCAACCTGGTGCAATTTATTTATATCGTCTATTATTCCCATTATCCAACTATCTCAATCTGCTCTAAAATAGAGTCAAATAAACTTTTCAAAAAATCTTTTTTGTCGCCTTTGTCCATATACTCAGAATCGCCTTTAATGCGGCCCTCTGTGTCTGTCCAAATATTGTATTCGCCAAACCCATTAGAACCATACCATTTTATATAAATTTCTACGTCATTTGCTTTTACCATATTATTTTCCTTATCTACTTTTGTTCAGTCATAATATAGACACGCCTGGCCCATATCTGTTTTTAACTTATATAAAGTTTCATCATCTAAGTTTTCAATCAGTTGTTTAAATATAGGAGCTAATGCAGAACATAAATCTTCCTTTTCTTGTTTTAATTCATAATAACTTTTGTCATGCTCTCGAAGTCTTGCTAATTCCCATTCTGAAATTTCTATCATATCATTCTCCTATTTATTATACCAAATTACATATGGAAATTGTTCTATAACTTCATCGACGCTGTTGTATTTAAACCATATAGGAGAAAACACGCTAATAGCAGTTTCTTTTTCCCCATCATGGAAATAGCCAATGCCGTCGTATTCGGTGATGCTGCCACGGTCTACCTCTTCCATAAATTCTTCTAAAGTAAATACTTCGCCTATAAATACATCGCCTAATTTTGTTTCTTCACGTACTTGTTCTATTGTTTTCATTTTATTTTTTCCCCATCCTTGTTCCACAACAAGGACAAAACTCCCATAATTCTTTATCTCTTATTCTTAATGTTTTACGACAAATCGGACATTTAACTCGCCATCTTTTCGGTAGTCCCCCGGTAGGTTCTTTAAGGATTATCCATTCACTTTCTTTCCGTTCTTCTACAGTGGGGATAGAATCAATGGTATTCATTAGTATTCGTTCATCAATCAAAGAAAAGGGTTTGCGTTTAATCGTGTCCTTTACGTCTTGTCTTGATATTAATTCCATATTATTCTCCTATCTATCCTAATATAAATTTCAAGATTGCCATTACCCCTATAATATAAAAGAAATATTTATAAAACTTGTCTCCCATATTATTCTCCTCTCATCTTTGCTCCGCAATGACAGTAAGGAAACTTCATCTCCAACAAGCAGGGGAGTTCGGAACTACTATATTCAATAACTCTATGACATTCACTACACTTATATAGATGAGGTCCTACACCCACGTCTTGAGTGATTCTTACCCATCTCCCCTCTTTGCGTTCTTCTATAGTGGGAAGGCTTCTTAATATGCCTCGGATTGCATATTTATCACAATAACATCCACCAACGTCAAACGCTTCGTCTATTTGTTTAATTGCTTCATCTCTGGATATTAATCCTATCATTATTCTCCCTTTAGTCCTTCCCTAGGATTATGTTTTGCTAATTCTGAACGACAATATCCGCACACGGATATATATTCGGTATCAAATGCGCTTTTTACAAATGAGAATATCCTTGTACTATATTTGCGTTCTCTAAAACTTATATCTCTCCAATCCTTGCCGTCTTGGTCTTTATATCCTTTACGAGTTAAAGGTTTGCGGCAAATGTCACAACATGTTACTTCCATATTACTCCTCCGCTTCTAAAATCGTTGGCGCATTATATATAGCACCTACACCAACCAAATAAGTATATTTCTTGTTAAATACATCATTTTCAATGCATTCGTATATACTTTTATCTTTTACAAAAGTATTGATATCTTTAATATCTCCATGCTCCTCTGGAATTTGAATAATATCAGCGTGTTTAATATGTTCTCGTTTTACAAATACGTCTTCTCCATCTATTTCGCTGGTTTCCCAAGTATCAATAACTGCGTCTGTCGCTTGTATTCCTATAACGACCATTTCGCCTTCCTTTGGTTTATTAATTCCTTTTATTACTAAACTCATTTTACTCCTCTGCTTCTAATACTGCCGGGGCATTATTTATTAAAGTGAATCCGCATAATAAACTCAACGCCTCTGCGGACATATTAATGGTTGTTGATTGTAATAACTCTTCCATCCATTGGTAATATTGCTTTCTTGTTTCATCTGCGTCTATCAGCTTTCCATGTTCTTTGGGTAGTTCTTTAAACGGATAGGTGCATTCGCAAATATGTCCATCAATAAAATGCAAATCAAGATTTATAATATTTTGTTTTGATGTAATATCACTATTAGGTATATCTATTACTATTTGCATCTTATTTCTCACTTTCTAATATCGTTGGAGCATTCTCAATATCCCACGTATCCACTGCCCTTATAGTGTACCAACTAACCTCTCCCTCGCAATCATATTCGCTAACGCGCAATTTACTAACATCTTTAATATCTCCATGGCCTTTAGGAATCTGGATAGCTTCGCCATTAATATGCGCTAATTCACAAGCGTCTAACGGATGTACTACTTCCACTTTTCCATTAAAAATATGAATGTCTAAACTATTATTATCCTTTGGTAAATCAATGCCCTTTACTATAAACGACATCACCATTCTCCTTCTGCTTTTAATATCGTGGGTGCATTTTCTATCGCTCTGGTAAATGCACTTCTTCCATATGTATAGACGGGACTCCATTCATGAACAAGTTTGTCAAGTTTGCCGCCATCTATTAACCTTCCGTGTGGGGTGGATATCTGCGTGGCTTTTGTTTCTGTTAATAATATTCCGTGCCCATCTTTTATATCTCCATTCGGCTGAATGCGAATTATTACTTCTGCTGTCTCGCCTTTCGGCAGGTCTATGCCTTCAAGTATTAAGCTCATTATCTTCCCTCCATTTTTATCGGCGGTAATCCTTTGCCTGATTTAATATCGTCTAATATTTTACGATTTGTTTCTCTATCAGCATTGAGTGATTCAATAGATACCTCTATCGTTTGTTTTATCTCATTACTTGCCCTTTCATATAAGTCCTTTGCGGTACGCTTACATCGTCTGCATGGTTCTTCCCAGGTCTGTACAAAAATATATTTACATCCATTACACCCGTCTGTTTCTATTTTCTCTTCTTCGTGGTTTGCCTGGTATTTCTTATATATCATCGTTGCTCCTTATCTTTGTTACTTTCTCATCTATTTTTACTGCGTGAGAATAAGGACTAGCATTTGTAAATACTAATAGCCTTGATGCGCACAACTTTGTCTGCATAATCACGTCGAACTCTCTTGAGTATCCGTTTTCTACGCTTATAATTATTCTGTCCTCCCAATCGTTTGGGAATCTCTGCTGCATACGGACTATATTTCTTCCAAGTTCATAAAGACATATGGGCTGAACCGAGTCACTATTGCAAAAGTACATACTAAATATGTCTGCCTTTTCCAATCGGTCAAACTCCCACTGTATCTGATTCTTTGATGCTTGTTCATTTGTAACATCAAATTTATCGTTCCGTGGGTTAATAACAGAAATCTTTTTTATATTAGAGAGATATTTCTCGACTTCTTTCTGCCAATTCTTACAGTTAGTGATACCTCCTGCTAAAAATACAGAAATGTATTTAGGCTCTTCTTGGCTCGGTGCTTTAATCAGTTGCGCCATTCTTTTTCCTTTCTCTAATGTATTTCTCCATTTCTTCTGCACATTCTTGACAGATGTCCACCGTTTCATAAGTGCCGAATATTCTTCGCTTGTACTTGAATTTCCTTGGGTCGAAATACACCTCGTGGATTTCCTGCCCACAAATGTCACATAATTGTTTATACGCCATTGTTTCTCCTTTTTCCGCTATAGCAAAAACCATGTTCTCTTGCAAACTGGTCTATATCACAATATTCTTCATGGCCCCTATAATATTCGCATTCCCAACATTCTACAATGTCGATTAACGGGCAATCGGGAAGAACTTCATTAAAAGGGTTTATATCTAACTTATCTATATTGAATGCACGTTTCAAAATGCGACAACCATTGTCACCTGGAATATATCCATAGTTAAATGTATGTGCCGGGCATTCTTGACAACGCTGCGGCTTATCTATATTAGGAATTGCTATCATTAGACACCTCCGCATTCCATTCCTTTATCGCCTCATCTTTGTTATCATGCCAGTTGATAGTTTTCCAAGCAAACCCACATCTGCACTGCATTCGATAGCCATAACTTTCATATCCACTTCCATAATCTCCAACAGAAGCATATACCCAAGCATCGTCGCAATAAGGACAAGGTTTTATTGCTACTTCCATATTATTCTTCCTCCATTAATACTCCGCAATTAGGACAAAAGTTCCTGTGCGTCATGTACTTTGATATATACCACGTATCACATTCTGAACATCCAATATTATCTTTATCGACTATCCAATAGCCTCGTTTAGGTTCTTGTACTGGTAAACATCTAATATTATCTACTGCATCCATTTTATAAATTAATAAATATCCATCTTCGTCCGGCTGCGCTCTCATATTATCTATTGCGCTAATTGCCTCAGCTTTTGATATTAAATCCATTTTTTCCTCTTATTATATCGTTAATTTTAATTCAGCAGATTTGACGTAAGTAACAAGTTCATCATCATCAATTAACGTCCAACAGCCATTAACTAAATTAGGTACGTGATTATCGTTTGCTTTTATAAAAGGTGCATTATGATACAAAAATATTTCACCTTCTTGTAGTGCGCCAAATTTAATAAGTGGCGAACTTTCTTGTATATCAAATTTAAGTTTTGCCATTTACCTATCTCCTTACTCTGAAGTGTAGTATGCACAACTGTCGCCCCATGCGCAGGGAGGCATTACATCTTCATCTACTTCAATAACTGGTATTTTATCTATAATATGAAAAATATTAGTATCTTCATATGTGGGCGGCCAGGTGGGAATATCTCTCATCATTAATACCGAGCCTTTTAATTCTTTAATTAATTCTTCTTTTGATATTAATTCCATAATTTTATTTTTATCCCAATATATTTTTTATATATAAATTATATCAAATTTTTATAATTTTGTCAATATTTTTTTGCTTTACATAATATTTTTTGCTATAATGCTACTATGGAGGTAGTTGAATGATAACAGTAAAATTGGATTACACATTAGAAAGTTCTTTAGCGCGCAAGGAGTATGTAGAACAAATTGTCGCTGAGAATCCTGACCTTACTAATGATGACCTTGAAGTGTTAGCTGACTATCTAATTTTCTGCATGGAAAAGGAAGAACGCAAACAGAAAAAAATCCTGACAGAAAACCGCATGGTAACCATCAACAAACGCGAAACATCTTATCAAGCATTAGCTGATAAATTCGAGAATGGCGAAGATGGTATTTATGCAATTAAAAATGATAATAAGCACATCCTTTTCCAACCAAAACAAAAAATTACACAGCATGATATTGATACCCTCCCGGGAATGCGGGAGGTGCAAGAAGCCATTGAAGCATGGAAAAAGATTTCTGCAACTGCGACCGGTCGTAATAAGTATCTCGCCAAGAAAGCATTAATTGACTTTCGTAAACAACAATATCAAATTAAAAGCGAGTATTTAATTCATGCCCATTCAATTCACTACTCCCTTCCCAGCACAGTAAAGCTGGAAAGTGAAGAATGGGTTGAAGCCGATGGGACCGTGCGCTGGAGCGGGATTAGTTTATGTGACCCTAGATGTTGCTCTGGTATCTTATGCAATTATTCTAATTTAAAGCAAAATGCGTGAGAACACCCCACAAGTGATTTATGGTGTATCATGCAAGATTTTGATACAATTTCTTGGGCCGCTCTTCAATCGCATCCTTTACTTTTACGTATTACTGAATTAAAAATTGATGGACTCTCTAATCAAGCCATTCAAGAAGTTTTAGACGAAGAATTTGGAACAACCCACTCCTTAGAATATATTTCTTCATTATGGCGCAAGAAAATTCCTAATTTAATTTCAGACTTATCGCAAGAATATTTTCTTAATTGGTATTATACTTTTAAAGAAAAAGGCAAATATAAACGCTGCAGTCGTTGCGGTAAAGTGAAATTGGCGCACTCACGTTACTTCAGTAAAAACAATACAAGTAAAGACGGATTTTATTCTATTTGTAAAAATTGCAGAAATGGACAAAAAACATCAATAAACATATAAAAAAAGCCAAAATATATAGAAAAAGAGGTGAAAAACCTCTTTTTTTATAAAAAAAAGAAAGGAGCGAAAATATGGGTTTAGATGAAAAATTGTACTATTGCGACAAATGTCATCGAACAATGAGTGCCGATAATTTCTATCGCTCTAATAATCTTGAAAAATACCCAGAAGATGGAATTATGAATGTATGTAAGAACTGTCTTACGATGCATATCGATAACTGGGACCCTGAAACTTATAAACCAGTTTTAGAGGAACTTGATATTCCATATATACCAGAACAATGAAATAAATTATTAAGTCGATACGGACGCAATCGCAGAGACGTTTCCGGTAAAACTATCTTGGGTCGGTATATTTCCACTATGAGAATTAAACAATATAAAGATTTTCGTTGGAAAGATACAGAATTTTTACAAGAATTAGCGGATGCGAAAATTAAAGACACGATGCGTCGCCAAGGATACGACGCTGCTGACATAGCTCTTGCTATTGAACAAGGCAGAACTCAAATGCCGCCTCGTCCTGATGAAGAGCCAGAAGAAGATGAAGAAGAAACAGGGAATGCCGTTGAGCGCTGGTCTCAACTTCCTGAGGCTTCTGCCGATGATTTAGGATTAACTGATGAAGATGTTACCTATTTACGTTTAAAATGGGGTGCTCTTTATAAACCCGAAGAATGGGTTAAAATGGAACAGCTTTATAATGACATGATGGAGTCATATGATATTCAAGCTGCTGGCCATATTGATACTTTAAAGAAGATTTGTAAAGCCTCTTTAAAGATGGACCAGCTTTTGGATATCGGTGATGTTGATGGATTCCAAAAGGTTAGTAAAGTATATGACGCATTAATGCGTTCGGGCAAGTTTACCGCTGCGCAAAATAAAGCAGAAAATGGTGATTACGCAAATGCTGTTTCTGAATTGGTTATGATTTGCGAACAAGATGGCTTTATTCCTCGTTATTACACTGATGGACCGCAGGATAAGGCGGATAGAGTATTAGAAGATTTACAAAATTATACTCGTCGTTTAATTTCTGAAGACCCGCACCTTGGCGCTTTAATTGAAAAAGCTGTTCAAGATATTAATGCTGATAAACAGAAAGCTGCTGAAGAAGAAGATGTGTCTGAAGATGAGGTTTGGGGCAGCGATGAAGAGTTTGAGGAAAAAATCTTTGCCGAGGACTCCACTGAATTTATTACTGAAGAAGATTATAATGAATTTAATGACTTTGAAGAAGAGCAAGAAGCTGCTGACGATGAATATTTAAAGAAGCTATTAGACACCGGGGAGGTGTTTTAAATGGCTCTGCAAGATTTATTAGATTTATCGACGAAACGAAAGAAAATAGGTATTTCCCCAGAACGTATTGAAGCGGTTAAACCCGCCATTCGTCAATATATTGCGTTTTGGCGGGAATACCCTGATTTATTTGTAGACTTTATGCTTGAGCAAGGCAACCCGCAGAACTTCCATTTTTATTTTTATCAACGAATTTTCTTGCGAGTGGCCATGCGTTATAAGTATGTCTACGGGGTTTTCCCTCGAGCCTATTCAAAATCATTCTTATCTATTATGATTTTAATGTGCCGTTGTATTTTATACCCCCGTAGTAAGCTGTTTATTACTTCTGGAGGTAAAGAGCAGGCCGCTGGTATCGCAAAAGATAAGGTTAATGAAATTTGTTCATTAATTCCAGCCTTTGAAAATGAGCTAGATAGACGTCCTGGACGCACACGTGAGTCTAAAGATACTGTTATTTATATGTTTAAGGGCGGTTCGATGCTTACAAACGTTGCCGCAAGTGAGCGTTCTCGTGGTAAGCGTTTCCACGGAGGCTTAATTGAAGAGTGTGTCGGCGTAGATGGCGATATTTTATCTACAGTTATCTTACCAACTATGAACGTATCACGTTTAGCGATGGATGGAACTCGTCACGATGATGAAACATTAAATAAATCGCAAATTTTTGTAACCACAGCTGGCTGAAAAGGCACTTTTAGTTATGATAAACTCATTCAATTCCTAGTTTGGATGGTTACAGAGCCAGATAAAGCTTTTGTAATGGGCGGAACTTGAAGAATTCCTGTTTTAACGGGTCTACAAAGCAAAAATTTCATTCAAGACCTTAAAAATGACGGCTCTTTCAATGACGCCGCCTTTTCTAGAGAGTATGAATCTGAATGGTCGGGCTCTAGCGAAGACGCATTCTTCCGCGCAGAAGCTTTTGACCGAAATCGCGAGCTCCAAAAGCCAGAATATGAGTATTCTAAACGCAGTGGGTCGCAAAGTTATTATGTTATTGGCGTCGACGTTGGTCGTAAAGACTGCGATTCAGTTGCTATAGTATTCAAAGTAAATCCACAAACGATGGGAGACTCAATTGCGTCGGTTGTAAATATTTATACACTATCTGATGAGCATTTTAAATATCAAGCGATTAAATTAAAGCAGTTATATTATAAATATAAGGCAAGAAGATTGGTTATAGATGGTAATGGACTTGGTATTGGTCTTATTGATGAGATGGTTATGTCGCAAGAAGACCCTATTACCGGGGATATATATCCTGATTTTGGTATTTATAATGATAATGATGGTTCTTATCATAAATATAAGACAAAAAAGACTGAACAAGAGGCTGTATATATTATTAAAGCGAATGCACCAATCAACAGCGACGCTCATAGTAATGTACAAGCAAGATTAAACGCTGGAAAAATTAAATTTTTAATTGATGAGAAAGACGCAAAGAATAAATTATTAGGAACAAAGGTGGGCCAGAATATGACGCCCGAAGAAAGAGCTGAATATTTACGCCCATTTACTCTTACATCGATTTTAAAAGAAGAAATGTTGAATTTGCGTGAAGAAAATGAAGGATTAAATATTAATTTAAAACAGGCAAATAAGAAAATACGAAAAGATAAATTCTCTGCGTTGGAATATGGTTTATATTATATTAAACATGAAGAAGAGAATAGAAAACATAAGCGGTTTAATGCAAAAGATTGGATGTTTATGAATTAGGGGGATGAAATGAGAGCTAGTAGAGGAGAAATTTTAATTGAAGAGATTTTGCGCGATGCCAATTTAGTCTTTAAAGAAGAGTATGTATTTGAGGGGTTAAACTCCAGCAATGGTAAACCGTTAAGATTTGACTTTGCCGTATTTGATGACGATGGCCGCATTGATTTTTTAATAGAATATCAAGGTCGTCAGCATTATGAGGCAAGTACAAAATTTGGCGGTAAAAAAGCCCTGTATCAACAACAATTTAATGATAATAAGAAAAGAAGATTTTGTGCATTGCACGGTATTACATTAGTTGAAATTCCATACTGGGACGATAATTTAATTTCCTATGATTATATTATCCAAAAGGCTTATGGAAATAATTAAATGAGGAGGTTAATTGATGGACGAAGAAAAAACAAAGCAAGAAACCATCCATGAAAAAGGTTTTAATTTAGTTGATGGCCCCCTCCCAACCGAGTATAATAAAGTTAAAATCGGCGTAAAAACAGTACAAGATGCGACAATACAATTAGGTAATTATTATCGATATATTAATGGCCCAGAGCGCATGTATGCCGATAAACATTTTATATTAAGAGCATTAGCAAGAAAAGATTTACCTACTTTAAGAAAAATTTCAAGATATTTTTATAGAGTTAACGGAATTTATCAAAAGGTATGTGATTATTATGCTAATATGTATAGGTGGGATTGGTACATTGTGCCAGAGGTATATGACCAAAAGGTAAAAGAGGAAAAACTTATTGAACAATTTAATCGTGTGTTAAATTATTTAGACAGTTCATATTTAAAGAATTTATGTAATAAGATTTCTCGTGATGTAATATTAGACGGATGTTATTATGGTTATGTATTTGAAGGCAATCATGGATTTTTAGTGCAAAAATTACCTATTGATTATTGTCGAGTAAGATATTATGTAGGTAATTTACCAGCTGTTGAATTTAATATGCAATGATTTGATGCTGAATTTGCCGACCCTGCTTATCGTATGAGAGTTTTAAAAATGTTCCCGCCCGAATTTGCAAAGGGGTATATGTTATATAAAGAAGGTAAATTACCAAGAGACGAGTGGGGCGTTCAATATGGTAGTTGGTATTTATTAGAACCAGGTTCTGTAATTAAATTCTCTCTGCATGACATGGGAGGAGACGACGATTTACCATTGTTCGTAAACGCCATCCCTAATATTTTAGATTTAGATGATGCTCAAGACATTGACCGTCGTAAACAATTACAACAGTTAATGAAAATTTTAGTTCAAAAATTACCAAGAGATAAAAATGGAGATTTAATTTTTGACGTTGATGAAGCCGCAGATATTCATAATAATGCGGTTATGATGTTAAGTCGTGCTATTGGTGTAGATGTATTAACTACTTTTGCAGATGTAGAATCTATCGATATTAGTGATACAAATGCTAGTGAAGCAAATGACCAATTAGAAAGAGTTGAAAGAACTGTATATAATGCATTAGGTGTTTCAAAGAACTTATTCAATACAGATGGAAATCTTGCGTTAGAAAAATCTGTATTATCTGATGAAGGTTCAATGCGCCATTTATTATTACAGTTTAGAATTTTCTTTGATAAACTTACTCAAGAGTATCTTGAACCAAAGTATGCTAAAAAATTTAACTTTAGATTATATATGTTAGAAACAACACAATATAATTATAAAGAATTATCAAAGATGTACAAAGAGCAAGTACAAATTGGATATTCTAAAATGTTACCGCAAATCGCTCTTGGACATTCACAAAGCGATATTATCAACACTGCATTCTTTGAAAACAATATGCTTCATCTGAGTGAGATTATGATTCCACCTCTTATGTCATCTACTATGTCCAGCACAGATGTTTTGGGCAACAAGTCTCAATCTTCTAGTGGTAAAACTGAAGGTAATGTAGAGGGGAACTCTGCTGGTCGCCCTGAGAAGGAGCAATCAGAAAAGAGCGATAAAACTCTGGCTAATGAAGAGTCAAAGAATTAGGAGGGCGATTTATGCATACAAGTATTAAATTAAACACTCCTTGTGAATTAATAAATTTACAACCTATTAACCCTTTAATTAGTAAATGTCAAATTAAAGTTTGTTATGTTGGCGAAGAGCCTAATAGAAACGGTAGCGTTATTACTAAAGAAGTAGCGAAAGAGATGGCGAACAGTTTACCCGGTTCGCCTATCGTTGGCTTCTTTAATAAAGAGACGGATGATTTTGAAGAACATAATAGAATTATTGATATCTCTAATGGTAAGTTTGATGTAATTGATACAACAAAGCCATATGGGTTTGTAGATTTAGGTGCAAAGGCTTGGTTTCAGAAATTCCTGGACGACGGCGTTGAGCATGAATATTTAATGACTGAGGGGTATCTCTGGACTGGACAATATCCAGAGGCACAGAGAATCCTCGAAAGAGGAAACAATCAATCAATGGAATTAGATGCAAATTCTTTAAAAGGAACTTGGACAGAAGATGATAATAATTTTTACGAATTTTTTATTATTAATGAAGCTATTATCTCAAAATTGTGCATTTTAGGCGAAGATGTAGAGCCTTGCTTTGAAGGTGCTCAAATTACTAAGGTTCAATTTTCATTTGATGAAGATTTTAAAAATAAATTATTTGCACTAATTGAACAGGTAAATAGAATTAATAGTGAAGGAGGAAAATCTGTGGAAGATAATAAAGATTTAGAAGTTACTTCTGTTGAAGAAGAACTTGAGCCTACAGAAGAGCCACAAGAAGAGCCTATCGAAGAAGAAGAGGAAATTCTTGAAGATGAACCTGTTGAGGAAGAACCTGAAGAGGAAGAAAAAGAAGAAGAATCTGAAGAGGAACCCGCAGAAGAAGATGCTCCGGAAGAGGACAAACCAATTGAATATAATCTTGAAGAAATTCAAGAGTATATAGAGCTGAATGACAAGTACAGCGCATTAGAGGCTGATTATAATGCACTGCAGGAAAAGTTCGACTCATTACAGACATCCTTTGATGAATTATATGCCTTCAAGCAGGGTGTAGAAAAACAGGAAAAGCAGGCCATGATTGACCGCTTTTATATGCTTTCAGATGAGGATAAGAAAGATGTTATCGAGAATATTGATACATATTCACTCGATGATATCGAAGCTAAGCTTTCAATAATTTGTGTTCGTAACAAAATAAGCTTTGACCTGGATAAAGATGAGAATGCGGATACTGACCCGATTATGTATAATTTGGGCGGGGAAGATACATCATCTAATGCTCTAGTACCTGATTGGGTTAAAGCGGTAGACGCTGTTGCGAAAAGTAAGAAAAATTAAGGAGGATATATAACAAATGGCTAAGGAAAATTTAAGCGGCTTAAAGTTTGTTAAGTACGGCTATGGCCAGGTTGAGCCTAACCACCTTTCTGCTCAGAGAACAGGTCAAATTTATGCTCAGCTGCCTGCTGACCCTGACATCGAAATGCTGCAAAACGGTCAGTTTGTAAAGTATGACTATGCTAAAGGTTTAGTTGACTTTGAACAAGAAAATACTGGCGAATGGATGTTAGTATTCAATGAAATTAAATTATATCGTGATTTCTTAGGCGACGCTGATTTCGCTATGAGAAAAGCAGATTATATGGCTAGAGTTTATAGCCCAGCTGGTGGAGCTCAGAAGGATGATATCAGAATGCGTGATTATAGAGACATCATCACTCCTGCAGACCCCTATGAAGTAGATTCTACAGAGGACCCATTCTGGCATATGATGCCGTCTGAAAAGCAGCTCATGCCTGAAAATACACGCATGGTTCCTAGAGTATTTAAGACAAATGTTGGCGATATCTTCACAACTAATACAATTGATGTAGAAGAGCCTACAGTTGGTATGATTCTTTCACCTAGAGCTGCTGATGGTATTCTTGAAGAGGCTGATGGTGATATGAAGTGGCAAGTAGTTAAAGTTTATACAATGCCTGACGGACAGCCGGGTGTTAAGTTAATGCGTATTGCATAATAGGAAAGGAGAAGAACGCGATGTTAGACAAGAAAAATTTAGTGGCATTAGCAAAAAAAGTCGCTAGCGCTAATCGTAGTGCTTCTGTTGCCTATAGCTATAACGGCACTGACTACAGCTACGACGAATTAAATGAAACTCTTCGTCAAGAGTTTAATGAAATTGCTGGAACTCCTCAGCTTTACAGAGAGAATAAGAATCTTGTTTTCTCCATCATCGAGGAAACATTAGACGAAGTTCTTCCTCAGGTTGTAGAAGTTGCTTACAACCAGTTTGCTGAAGTTAAGCAATTTGCTCAGGGAGACAAGCCAATCTTCCGTAGAAAATTAAACACAAGAAATAGAGCTAAGCAGTTCATTACCAGAGTAGGACTTGCTGGTGTATACGAAGTATTCAAGCTTGGTAAGGCTACTGAAAGCTTCGAAGTACCTACAAGTGCTATCGGCGGAGCTGCTGAAATCGGATTTGAGGAATTCCTCGATGGTAGAGTAGATTTCGCTGAACTTACTGCTATCGTTATGGAAGGTATGGATGAGCTTATCTACAAAGAAGTTGGTGAAGCTCTTAATAGTTCCTTAAATCAGTTACCCGCTGTTAACAAGGTTAACGCTAATGATTTTGATGAGGCTAAGTTTGACCAGTTACTTGCCATTGCAAGTGCTTATGGTGAGCCCACAATTTATTGCACATATGAATTTGCTGTAAAGATGATTCCTCAGGATGCTTGGAGATACACCGAAGCTATGAAGGATGAGCTTTATAGAACTGGAAGACTTGCTGGATATAAGGGACACAATGTTGTTATCCTTAAGCAGGGATTCGCTGATGAAACAATGACCACAAAGGCTATCAACTCTGCTAACTGCTGGATTATCCCGGCTGGTGGAGATACAAAGCCCGTTAAGATTGCTTTCGAAGGTGGCACACTTGTTTCTGAGAGAGACAACAGAGACTGGTCAAGAGAAATTCAGGTTTACAAGAAAGTTGGAGTTGTTTGCATGTTAACTAACAACATTTGCGTATACCACGATACTTCTCTTGAGGATATGACTGTTTGGAATTACAAGGATACTGCTCAGAACACAGTTGTTATCGTTGACAACGGTTCTGGAGACAACAGCGGTTCTGGCGATTCCGGCAATGGTGGCTCGGGAAATTAACGAGCGTCACAGCGAATAAACTCGCTACCGCGCCTGCAGACGTGAATCAGGCTGATTCACAATTCAACCAGGACGCTGTGACAGTGGCTCAGGATGGTACAACCATCAAGATTTCTGGTAGCCTGGACAGCTTAAAGAGCTTTGCTTCTACTAACCCTTCTCAAGGTAGTGGAAAATGGATTGGTTTAGATTTAAATACTGGACTTGAGACAATCGTTGGTGCTAAATGGGGTGCTAACTACACATTAACTCAAGATGATGTAGATGAAGCTGCTTCTGTAGGACTTGGTGCTGGACATATTATTTTCTGGACTAAGGCAGAAGATTTACCAAAGACAATTTCTATTAACGATGAAGAGTTTACAGTAGAATTTGTAAATGCTTAATATGAAATAGGATAAAGGGGAGCTTGGGGGGAAATCCCTGCTCCCCTTTTTTAGTTATTTAGAGAAAAAGGAGATTAAAAAAATGATAGATAGAAATACATTAGTAAGAGTAAAGAATAGAAGCGCTAGCAGTCTCGTTTATAAAGTACCTGACCTTGGCGTAAGACGTGAGTTTAATCCAGGAGAGGTAAAGAGAATCAGCATGGACGAGTTAGAAAAACTGTCTTATATGCGCGGTGGCGAATCTTTAATCGTAAACTTTTTACAGATTTTAGATAACCCTACAGCCGTTGAAGAAGTTAATGGTGGCGCTCCTGAGTTAGAGTATAATTGGGGAGAAAAAGAAGTAATTAATTTAATTAAGAACGGTTCACAAGATGAATTTTTAGATGCACTTGATTTTGCTCCTGCTGGAGTTGTTGATTTAATTAAGACATTTTGTGTTTCTCTTCCAGTTACAGATTTAAATAAAATCCACGCTCTCAAGGAGAAAACTGGTTTAGATGTCGAAGCAGCTATAAAACTAGAGCAGGCTGACAAGGCAGAAGAAGCAGAAGCGCCTAAGCCTCCTGTTAAGAAGCGTAGAGCAAAAACAACTACTACAGCCGCACCAAAGGAGTAGAAAGGGGCGATACAGATGGGAACAACATTCACAGCTGTATACAATCGTTTTTTGGGGAAAATAACAGATGATATGTACATGGAGTTAACTCCAGAAGAGACTATTAAAGATTTAAGACAATTATTGATAGACGCAATACCCGGTTTTGAATTTCCTAGAAAAAATATAGGCGATTATGTCCTTGAAACGCTTGTAGTAGATGAAGACAAAATCGAGGATGGGGATTTTGTAATTGGTATTATTTGGGATGAGCTTTCAGACGGAGAATATCCGCAAGCTCAAGCTCTTATTGAGCGGTCTCATTTTACCGTTGACTTAACTAGTGAGGAGATTAATATTTTAGCCTTGCTTATGATGTGCGCTTGGCTTCAGCGCCAAGTTACTTCAATCGAGAATGTTCGTATGAAGTACAGTGGTTCGGACTTTAAGTTCACCTCTCAAGCTAACCATCTGGCTAAATTATTAACCTTGTTATCTGAATGTCATCGACAAGAATTTCACATGCAAAGATTATATAAGCGTAGAAAAGTTGATGACGAAGGAAAATTTGTGTCAAATTGGGGCGTATTAAATACGTATGGAGACTAAATACGGATTTGAAATTTCTCCCGCATTTATAAAAGTCACAATAGACCGCTTAACAAATCAGTTATGAAAATTAATCCCAATGCGTGAAAATAATGAAAACTGGCATATGCAATTAGAAACGCTTATTATTGAGTTAACCGGCATGAATGAAGTTTTAAATATTAATGCAGATTATTTAGTTCTGCTGTCAAAGTTAGAGGGGCTGCGTTTAACTGATATAGAGTTTGTATATTATCGTAAAACAGTTTTCGAATGTATATCTTTATTAAGGGGGATTTATCATGGATAACCAAGATAAATATATTAGTGCACTGGGTCTTATGGCAAGACGATTAAGATTCAGAGGCGGTTCCCCGCAGCAAGATAGGATGATTAAGGACAAGCGGTGGTCTTTAGACCATGCCGTATTATATTCTTATCAAGCCGCAAAAATTAAACGATTGAATCAAACGGATGAGAAAGCATTTATTCGAGCATTAATTAATCCGAATAAATTAAAGCAAGACTACGATGATAAAATCGTATCAGTTGGGTTTGAACATGGATTTAAGCCCGGCGATATTTTTGAATGATGTAATACTGGAACCAAATGGCTTATTTACTTACAAGATTTAACCGAATTAGCTTATTTCAGAGGCGACATCCGCAAATGTAGTTATCAAGTCTCTTGGATAAATAGCGATAATGAGGTAGAAACTACTTATCTTGCTGTTAGAGGACCAGTAGAAACTAAAATAAATTATATACAAAAATCGGGCGATAGTATTGACAGGCCAAATTATTCTTTAAATATTTTAATGCCAAAGACTAAATCTACTTTAGAGTATTTTAGACGTTATGCAAAGTTTTATTTGAAAGGAATTGAAGATGGCGATGTTAATACTTGCTGGAGAGTAGAAGCCACAGATACAATTAGTATGCCAGGAGTGCTGCAAATTAGTGCGGTTGAATATTATGCTAATGAAATGGAAGACGACATGGAAAATGGCGTTGTAGATGGCTTAATAGTCAAACCAATTGACCAACCTACATCTACCGATTTAATTTTAGGGCAAGGATTTATTAAACCTAAAATCAAAGCAACGTATACTTATGAAGGACTTGACGTCCCTCACTGGTCAATTGATGAGAAGTATCCTGTTGCATATAAAGTAAATGGTCGCAGTATAGAATTAGTATGGCTTAAATCATATAGTGGGCAGTTTGAATTAAACTGCAACGATTCTACCAAGACGATTGTGGTTGAATCTCTCTATTAAGGAGTAAAAGGAGAGAAAAATGGCATTTATAAAAACTTTTAAAGAACCGCAGTCAAGTTTTTTATCGGTAGATAAAGATTTAACGATAATGACTGATATGATGCTGCAAAACAAAAGATTACAAAAATTATTATATTATACTACTCCAAATGCTATGAAATGTGCGAGCTTAACACGTGAGCAAGCTCAAGAGCTTTTGGGTAAAAATATTAAGATAGTTCCTAAAATATATGTTGATGGAAGTGTGTTAGCTTATATCATTATAAGTTTTGATAATTTTACTACTAACGATTCCAACCCACAGTTTCGTGACAATATTGTAACGTTTGATATTATATGTCATTTTGACCAATGGCAACTTGAAGACTTTCAGCTTAGACCTTACCGCATTGCTGCCGAACTTGATAGTATGTTTAATAATCAGCACTTAACTGGTATAGGCACGTTCCAATTTTTGGGAGCTAATCAAATTATATTAACTGATGAATTTGCTGGCTTATCAGTAATGTATAGAGCAATTCACGGTGGCGAAGATAAAAATTATAATAAAGATGAACGAATGTTGTTGAATCCGGCAGATGAAGAGCAGTTTATAAAAGAATTTAACGAAATGTATAACAAGAAATAATGGATATTCGTTTATTACTTATGACTGGTGGGGACATCCCCATCCCTAGTTTAACTGCCGCAATTCATCAGCCTACCATTCGTGAGATAGCAATGATTGGGGAGAAAGATTTTTTCATTGGGGCGCAATTATTGTGTGTTGATAAAAATTTTTACATTCAGGACAAAAATACGCTATCTCAAACAAACAATTTTCAAATATTTATGACGGTGTTATCTGATAAAAACGAAGTTTCTAAAAAGATAGCAACGTTGCAAGTTTTAACATTATTATTTCCAAAATATAAAGTTAATCTTACTCCAAGAACATTATTATTAATCGATGGAGAAAATTCAATTGTTATAGACGAAAATAATTTTGAAGACTTACAAGCAATTTTACGTTCGGTATTTTGTTTAGATAAAAGTTCACAAGACACTTTTAACCCAGCCAATGAAGCCGCTCGTAAGATTGCGGAAAAATTAATGCGCGGACGTCAAAGAGTCGCCGCTCAAAAAGGCGAACTTGACGCTAGTGTTTTAACCCAGTATCTTTCAATTCTTACTATTGGACTTAATTCAATGTCTTTACAAGATTTAATGAATTTAACAATGTTTCAATTGTATGATTTAATTGAACGATACATGCTATGGACTAGTTGGGATTTAGATATTCGTCAGAGATTGGCGGGTGGAAGTCCCGATTCAACTCCAGACAACTGGATGAAAAATATTCATTAAGGAAAAATAAGGAGGAACATATATTATGAAATTTGGGGTGCGCGAAATTTGTAATGTTGTATTAAAAGCAAAGGCAGCTCAAAAAGTAGGAAATAAGATTTTCTATAAGAATGAACCTGTTATTTACTTTGATACACTCAAGACATCAAGCATGGAAGGCGCTGCTACCACAGTATACGCTCAGGGCGGACGTGGTAATGCCAGATTAGTTGCTTGGGAAGGTGAAAGAACTGTTACCTTCACTATGGAAGATGCTTTAATCTCTCCCGAAGGATTCATGATTCTTTCTGGCGCTGGCTTAATTGAGGCAAGTGAAAACAAGCCCATTTATCAACATATCGTTGAAACTACAGACGATATCAAGGTTGATGGTAATACCCTTCAAGTTTGGGTTGAAAAGCAACCTTATTTACCAATTGACAAGAAAGAAAACTTTGCTTATGTTATGATTATGAAGAATGGCGAAGCTGCTAGCGAGCCTTATATTCCTACTCATGGCGAAATTACTGGCGACGAAGAGCATGATGGTAAATTTTTAATTGTTATTCAAGGCCATGATGATTATGTAGCTGGCGAAGATGCAGAAAGCACATATGCAATTACAGATACTGCTTCTGGAGAATTTGATAATGTTGAGAGTGTTCTTGTTGATTATTATGTAGAAAAGACATCTGGCGTTCAACAGATTGAAATCACACCTGATAAGTTTGGTGGAAACTACTATCTTGAAGCTTCTACTCTGTTCAGAAATCAGGACGGAGTTGACCTTCCTGCAGAGTTTATCATTCCTAACTGCAAGATTCAGTCAAACTTCACATTCACAATGGCTTCATCTGGAGACCCTTCCACATTTACATTCACAATGGATGCTTTCCCTGACTACACAAGATTTGATAAGTCAAAGAAAGTATTAGCTGCTATTCAAATTATCGATACTGCTGGTTCAATGGATATCCACAGAACTCAGACAGAACACGTGATTGACCACGAATCTTTATTTGAATAATTTTTAAAAACAAGGGGAGAGTGCAAACTCTCCCCTATTTTTTTATATAGCGAGAAAGGAGTTTTTTATGGCTGGAGATTTAATGGATGAAGTCATAGATTTATATCAAAATGATGGGACAGACCCGTTTTGAGATAAAAAACCATCTGGGCCATATTATAGTAAATTAAATGCCGTTACAGACCCAGATATAATAGCTATTCGAGCATTTCAATTACAAAAAATACGCGAGTTTCAAGAAGCGGCTTTATTAAAAGATAAAAAAGACCCGGACGTAATTGAATTAAATCAATGATTTGCAAGTGGAGCAATTAATACCCTCCTTCCAAAATTTGGACAACATGAAAATGAGGGTATCAATGGAGCTGTACGTAATATAACTTGAAATTTGAATAACATTGGTTTTCATAAAAAAGGGAGTTATGATAAAGGTACAGTAGAAATTAAATGAGATAATTTACAAAAAGATTTATCGCGTTTGCAAACCCTATTAAAAGGTATTCAAAACAAACTGAATATTAATAGCGCAGTTTATAAAAAAGATTTAGCTCTTATAAATAAAGCAATAAAAAGTTGTGGTTTAAAAGATGCGCACGCTCCGGCGATAGAAGAATTTTTTCGCAATATTAATAATATAAAAGGAGAGCTTGTAGAAGAACTTGGAACCGCTTGATTGCAATTATTAGACTTACCAAATTTAACCACTATTACTACTGGGCCATTATCAGTAATTACAAATGAGGAGACCGGTGCCTCAGAACAAATTATACAAGATATTATGGTATTAAATATTGATAAAAAAAATCCTGATTTATTAAAAATACCAATTCGTTATCAGGTCGTTGGTAGCGAAAAGACTAAAGAGGTGCCATTAGGTAAATTTTTAGATAATTTACAAAAAAACTCTGGTAAAACTAAAACCATTAAACTTACAGATGCAAGTTATAATACTTTATTGGATTTATCTGCATTGAATATTCAAGCTAAAGCTGGATTTAATCAGTTGCCTTGAAATACCCAATCTGTAAATACTCATTTTTCAATTAGTGAATTTTCAGAAGAAGCTGAAAGAGGCGGGGTAGGAATTAAAGAGGTGTTTTTATTATTACAAAGTTTAAATAATGAAGACCCAAAAGGAAAATGACTGCAACAAAAAACTAGTTTTTCTTATAATGCATTGGCAAATTATGGTTTGGCTACCGTTTTATCTAAAATTTTGCATTTATCTTCCGATAAAGGAAATCAATATTTATTAACACCTCAAGGTTTTGTTACTTATCCAGAGCGTATTGAATATCTATTCAATAAACATAAGAGTATTATTACTGTTAGCTCTAATATAAAAATTACGTCAAACAATACATTGACTCAAAAATACGCCGCTCAAATTCCTAGAAATTGAAATAATGGTTAAAAAATTTTGCCTTTCTTAAAAAAAACTGGTAAAATTTTCTTGAGCAAAAGGAGAAAAAAAGATGGAAAAAATATTATTTAATGATTTAAATCTTCAAGTAACTACTGAAGAAAAAACCTTTAATATTAATGGTCAAGAAATTACATATAGGACTTATCTTCCAATGACGGAAAAACTTATGTTAGCCGAGGAAATTATTAATCATACTTCAGCAGATGAAGAAACAAGGTTTTATAATCCTGGTAGATTAGAAGTATATCGCGTAATTCTTACTGTTAAATATTACACAAATATTGATATCAATGACAATAATTTGATTAATGCTATTGACACATACGATAAAATTATGTTTAACGGCATTTTAGATAAATTGTTAGAAGATAAAGATTGCGCTGCTGATATGCGTTTTGTATGGTGGGATATCGTAGAAGAAACCATCAATAATATCTATAAATACACAAATTCTGCTCTTGGTATTATCACGGCGGCCAGTCAAGACCTTGTTGATACGACAGTTGATATTGAAAAATTAAATGAAGAAATATCTAATCCAAATACTCTTACTGTATTAAAAGATGTGATGACTAAATTGGGCTAAAACCTTTCATTCTATTGGTACAAAATTAATGTATTAATAGAGTAGAATTTAAAAAATTAGTATACCCCTACTCGTTTGAGTAGGGGTATTTTTTTGTATAAAGAGAGAAAGGAGTAAATAGAAATGCCATCACAGAACATAGAAGTTGGATTACGATTTACTGCTGATACTAGTAATGCGTCAAGGCAAGTTGCTAAATTAAAAGATGAAATATCTCGAGCGATTCAAAACGCTCCTTTAACTGCAAATGGGCTTTCTTTAGATAAACAGGTACAACAAGCTGCTGAGTTTAGAGGAATTTTAGAAAGCGCGACCAATTCGGCTGGCAAGCTTGACCTTACAAAATTACAACGTGGTTTAGAGAAATCTGGCTTAAGCATGCGCGATGTTTATAGCTCATTAAAAGCTATTGGGGCTGAAAATGCATTTGGTAAATTTACTAATCAAATTATGCAGGCAAATACCAAAGCACAAGTCCTTCATGGAACATTGCAGAAATTTGCTACTGGTTTAAAAAATACAGCAATGTGGACTATTCAGTCTAATGCTATTCATGCTGTTCAATCTGCATTGCAAGGAGCGTTTTCATATGCGCAAAAATTAAATAAGGGTTTAACTGATATTGCTATAGTCAGCGATTTAAATGCTGACCAATTAGCCGCATTTGCTAAAAGTGCGAATGCTGCGGCAAAAGAGTTAAGCACCACAACAAATGAATATGTTAAAGGTGCTTTAATTTACTATCAACAGGGTTTAAACGATGAAGAAGTTGCTCAGCGTACAGAAACAACAATTAAAATGGCTAATGCTTCTGGCGAATCAGCTGAAACTATTTCATCATATATGACAGCTATTTGGAATAACTTTGATAAGGGTTCTGAAAGTGTCGAGCATTATGCTGATGTAATCGCTTATTTAGGTGCTACAACAGCTGCTAGTAATGCTGATATCGCTGAAGGTATGCAAGCATTCGCTGCTACGGCTGAAACTGTAGGGTTAAGTTATGAATATTCAGCTGCAGCTCTTACCACCTTAGTTGATAGAACGCAGCAAAGTGCTTCTAAAATAGGTACTTCATTAAAAACTATATTTGCTCGTTTATCAAGTGTTAGCTTAGGTGAAACTCTTGAAGATGATGTAAATTTAACTAAGTATACAAAAGCTCTTGAAAAAGTTGGCGTTGATGTTATTGATGCTACTGGTAATCTAAAAGATATGAATACCATTTTAGATTCGTTGGGAGCAAAATGGAATGATTTAAATGAGGCGCAGAAAGTAGCTGTTGCACAAACAGTTGGTGGCGTGCGTCAATATAATAATTTAATATCATTATTAGATAATTATGATTACTTTAAAGGATTAGTTACAGAAGCAAAAGAAGCCGACGGATATTTACAAGTACAACAAGATAAATATGCAGATTCTTGGGAGGGTGCAAATAAACGTATTAAAGCTTCTTGGGAAACTTTATATTCTCAAATTATTAATGATGATTTCTTTATTAAATTAGCTAATGTTGCCGCAGACATTATTAACGCTATTACTAAAATTATTGATGGTGTTGGTGGAATGAAGGGTGTCATTGCTGGTATTATAGCAATGGTGGCAACAATTAAACCCGAAGGATTAAAAGCTAAAATTGATGAATTAGTTGCATCAATTCGATTATTAGCCGATGAATTAAGGGGGATACAGCAACAAAGAAATATTGCTCTTCAAGCAGATGCATTTAAAACATTAATTGGTCGTGCTGCCAATAGTGGTGAGCTCGCGGAGAAATATCAAGAATTAGAGCCTATTGTTACACGTATTGCTGAATTGCAATCTAAAACAGATGGTGATTCTATCGCTAAAGCTCAAGAATTAGTGGATTTAGTGCAAAGACGTGTTAATTTATTAGATGCTGCAAATAAAGAACAAGGAAAAATTAATAACGCAGTTGGCCAAATTTTTAATACTGATTTTGAAGCTTTAAAAGAGGTTGGAAAATCGCATATAAAGCCTGAGCCAGAAGAGCCTATGGAAAATGCGTCAGATTGAGACAACGCGTATTTAAATTCTCAAAAAAAGTATCAACCTCAAAAAGTAGATTTACCTAAAATTTTAGGTACTGATATATCTGTTTGAAAGCAATTTGCTTCAGAAAATGAAACACAAGCAAAAGCGGCTGGGGAACAAATCCAAGCTGCATTGATTGAGGGGTTGCAAAATCATGATACTCGCCAACAATTTCAGACTGAGTTAAGTACTACAATATCTGACCTTGAGGTTAAAATTGCTGAAGCGGATTCAAAGTTATCAGCTGGGAGTGAAAAACTCGGAAATGATGCATATAATAAATTAGTTCAAGAAAAAGAAGAATATATCCACCTTAAAGAACAGTTAGAAGATTTAATTCAAGAAATGACGAAGGCGGATGGGTCACCAGAAATTGTAAGGGCTACCTTAGAGAATATGAAGAAAAATGGTGACCTTGGCAAAGATTTAGAAAAGAAACCAACTAATTTTGCCGCATATACGCAAGCATTTGCTCAACTTGGTAGCAGTATTACATTAACAACATCTTCTATTGAAGGTTTTTATAAAACTCTTAAGTCTGGTAATGGAGATATTAAAAGCTATATTGCTGGTTTAACCGGTATAGCAAGTGGTGTTGGCATGGCCGCCAATAGCATGCAAGGATTAGGTAAGCAATTAAATATCATCAATGCTCAAGGTGAAGTTAGTGGTGGGGCTATAACCAAATTCTTATTTGGACCATTTGGAGCTATTGCAATAGTTGGTGCTGTAGTAGCTATTACAGCGGTTTTAAAAATTTTAGATAAAAACATTGAAACCACTGCTGAAAAACAAGAACGATTAGCTAGGTCTGTTGCAGATACAACAGCTGCTGCTAAAGAAGCTAAAACTGCTTATGAAGATTTAAAAACTACATTAGATAGTTTAGATGATGCCCATAAAAATATAAATAAAATGACATTGGGCACTCAGGAATGGCGCGATGCAATAGATGCAGCTAATGAATCTGCTTTAGATTTAATTTCTACTTATGGAGATTTAAAACAGGGCGTTGATTGGCATATTGATTCTAATGGTTTAATTCGTTTTAGTGAAAGTGGTAAGGAAAAGGCACTAAATTTTGCTAAACAGCAGGCAGAAGATACTCAACTAGCCGCTTTTGCTACTCGTCAAGCACAGGGTAATTTGATATCTGCACAAACTGAAAAAGATATTGAAAAAACCATAAATAAAGATGATAACCTTCGATATGAGGCAACCGCAAAAGAAAAAGCTGAATCGGATAACACATATACTGGAGCTCCAACGGAATTAGGCAAGCAGGTCAATGCGATTATTGATGCTGTAAAAGATGGCAGTCTTCAAATTAGTGATAGTGGTAAAATTTTTGGCGATGCTATTAATGATTTTGATGCAGATACGATTAAATATATTGAAGGCAATAGTAATTTAATCGAACAATTACGAACTAATGCAGAAGCAATTAATACTAATACGACTGCTTTAGAAGCTCAGCGCCAATCTAACTTTGCTCGCATGATGTCTGAAAAGAATGGCGAAGCTTGAAATGATTTAAGTGAAGAAGAAAAAAGCGCATTAGAAAATCAATATAGTGATTATGTTAATCAGGCAACAGAGGATTGAAAACAAAACCATAGCGCTACTGAATTAAGCCAAGAACAATTAGAAGAATATTGAGAAGCTAGTGGTCATTCTATTGATAAAAGCGGCGGAACTCCAAAATATTTTTACGGCAAAGATTTTAATACTGCGGTTGACGAAGATTTTAATATTAATAATATTAGAGATGAGGCGTTTGAATATTTTGCTTTGCAGGCCGGTGAAAGAGAAGGTCAAGCATATGCAGAAGGCTTCTTAAATAAATCTAAAGAAGTATTACAAGACGATGCAAAAAATTATAAAGAAGACGCTGGATGGCAAAAAAATTATACTCTTGATGAATTAGAAGAAGGAGCTAAAAATTTTACGCCACAAGAGCAGGCTGAAGACACTGAGGCCCAAGCAAAATATTTAAAGTATCTTAATGAAGAATATGAGAATACCGTAGACCATTTAGAAGATTTAAAAAAAGAATACGGTAATAATTCAGATGAAGTTGAAGAATATGAAGAAAAATTAAAAAATATTTCTCATGCAAATACTCGATTCAACGAGGGTCTTGATGATATTATAAATAATTTTGATAATTATTTAGATACTTTAGAAAATGCGGATAAAGGTACCCAAGAATATGGCCAAGTATTAGCTTCGTTAAAAGATGATTACGATAAAATTTTAGATATGGATACATCTGATTTATCAGATGGATTTATAACAAATGCAGAAAATCTTGAATTAATGAGGCAGGCTGCTGAAGGTAATGTAGATGCATTATTACAATTAAGAGAAAATGCAACTATAGATATTGTAACTCATTTGGAAGATGAGGATGGTAATCCTTTAAATAGTGATTCAATTCTTAATAAATTAGATGGGTTAATGGATGCAGTGCCTGATTTAGAAGTTGGTGCTACATTAGATGATACCGGATTTACAGATGCGTTAAATACCATGCTTACTAATGGCGATTTAACGGTAGCTCAATTATCCGATATTTTAAATAGTTTAGGATTTGAACCAGAAGTAGAATATAAACAAGTCCCAGCTAAGAGTATCGATACAGCAAAAACAGAAGCCTATATGATGGATGAAAAAACCGGAGCTATGACAAGAGTTACCGGTGAAACAAAACTAGAAGAAGATTCTATGGTTTGGATTCCAACCATTAAGGGCAGCACAACAGCTTATCGTGGTAAACCTAGTCAAATTTCTAGCCATAGACCATCCGGCGGTAAAGGCGGAGGTGGAGGTGGTGGAGGCGGCGGCTCCGGCACTAAACCAAAAGAAGCTAAAAAAGCTGAGCGTTATCATGAGATTACTGATAAATTAGACCAGCAAGCTAAAAAGTTAAAAGAAATTACCACATATGAAGACCGCGCTTATGGAAAAGAGCGTCAACAATATGTACAGCAACATATTGAAGCTTTAAAAACTGAAGCATCTTTATATGGTCAATTAGCAGATGAGGCAGCCCGTTATCTTCAACAAGATAAATCTGATTTATCAGCATATGGCGCTCAATTTAATGCTGACGGTACTATTAAAAATTATGACGAATGGTATAATAAATGGGCTAAAGAATTAAAAGATGATGAAGATGGCTTAAAGAAATTTGAAGAAGCTATTAAAAATTATGAAGATTCATTAGATAAATATATAGACGCTAAACAAAGTCAATTAGAAAAACTCAATGAAGCTTATGATACCCAGCTCAAGAATATTAATGATACTTTAAAAGAACAAAATGATTTAATTCAAGATAATCTCGATTTAATTGAATATATGTTAAATCGTTTAAATGATGATGGTAGCGATGCAGCAGACACTATCGGACTTTTAAATCAAGAGTTAACTCAAATGAGTCAAAAGGCTCAACATTATGAGCAGGCTATTACAGATTTATTAAAAAATGCTGGAGCATCAAGCAAAGATATCACAGGATTTTTAAATGGAACGATTTCAATAGATTCATTAGCTAATAAATTAAATTTAACTCCAGAAGCAATTGATAATTTACGCGAATATGCAAGTGCTTTATTAGAAATTAATGAAGACATGTATGATATGCGTGAAAAGGCTGTGGACCAATTATCTAAAGCATTAGATAAATTTGCTGACGAGGCAGATAAAGCAGCTCGTAAAGTTGATTTTTATTCAAATAGTTTAAATCATTTAAAAAATGTAATAGATGTTGTTGGTAAAGATGCTCTTGGAGTTACAGATGAAATTTTAGAAGGATTGGCTGATGCATCTTATCAAACGGCATTAAGAGAGATTGATATTGCTCGAAAAACATTGGAAGAAATTGAATATGATAGGCAAACATTTGCTGACCAGTTTAAAAATGGTTTATTAACCGAAGATGAATATAATGATATGATGGATAAATTGGATGAACGGTGAATGAATGCAGTTGAAAATTTAGCACAAAAAGAAGAAGAAGCACTTGAAGCTGCTGAGAATGTATTCCAAACTCATCTAACAAATATTGTTGAAGGTTTTGAAAAAGCGATGAGCGGTCCTTATAAAACGTTAGACCATTTACAAGATGCTTTTGAAAAACAAAAGAAACTAAATGATTTATATGTTGATGATTATCAGAAAATCCATGACTTAAGTAAACTTGGTAGAGATATCCAAAAGTCAATGGATAATACCGATAATGTTAAAGCTATGGAATATCTCAAAGAACTTCAAGATGAAGTTAATGATGGATTGCGTGATGGTAATAAATTAACCGAATATAATATTGAATTCTTGGAGAAAAAATATCAATTACGTTTGGCTGAGATTGCGCTAGAAGAAGCTCAAAATGCAAAGAATCAGGTTCGTATGACTCGTACTTCTGAGGGCGATTGAAGTTATACATATTATGCTGATGAAGATGCTACAGCGAATGCTCAACAAAATTATGAGGATAAGTTATTTGAGTTAGAACAATTAAATCAAGAATATTCAAAAAATATACAAGATTTAATTATGGATAATATGGCTCAATATCGTGATGAGATTGCTAACTTAAATCTCACAGACGCTGAACGTACACAAATGTTGCAACAATATTATGAACAATTACAGCAACAATATGGTGTATTTTTAAATGGTGCATTAGATGATGCTAAGTGGATTGAAGGTGAATTTGGCGTAATTGACCATAATTTAATCAATGATTGGGACGAGACAACGCTTGCTGCGGTTACTAATTTTGAAACACTAGAAGACATGCAAGATACTTTTGTTACAGCGTCACAAACTATGGTAACAAATTTAGACACGGTATATCAACAATGGGAAACAAATTGGAAAGAAGTGCTTAAAACAGCTGGCGATGATGCTACCAATTATGGAGACCAGGTTAAAACAGAGTCTGAAAATGTTATAGGATATGGTCAAGATGTTGTTGATGCATATGAACAACAAGTTAAAGACCAAGAAACAAAAGTTTGGAAACCAGCTTTAACTAATTTAGAATCATTTATAAAGAAATGGAAAGCACAAATAGATGAACAAATTTCAAAAAATACTGAATTAGTAACTTCTATTAATAATTTAATTAGGCAATATGGTCAGTTGGCAACAGCCGCAGAAAATTCTGCTAGTAGAGCCGTAGCAGCAGCCGCACGAGCTCAAGCAGCTGCGGCAGCAGCCGCTGCTGCCGCAAACAGCGCAGGTGGCGGCGGTGGTGGAGGAAGTACCGGTGGTGGCAATCCACCAGGCGGTGGTGATGATAATACCAACGGAGGCGGCGGATTGCATGGCGTTCGTTCTGGTACCACCACTTTAAAGAAAGGATTCTCAACATTAGCTGCTGCACAGGCTTGGGCAGCCAATTATCAACGTACTCATCCTGGTGCAACATTATCCATATTTGATACAGGTGGTTATACTGGTGAATGAGGCAATGAGGGCAGATTGGCGATGCTTCATGAAAAAGAACTTGTTCTTAATAAAACCGATACAACCAATATTCTCAATACTGTTGAAGCAGTTCGTGATATTGCTTCACAATTATCTGCTAACGCAAGTATATCTGCTGCTGGACTTGGTGAATTAGCTAGTGCTGGTATTGCTGCTGGTACTCAATTCGAACAAGTAGTTAATATTACAGCAGAATTTCCAAATGCAGTTTATCACGATGAAATTAAAGAAGCATTTGATAACTTACTTGGTAGAACTGCGCAATACTTATTACGCAAATAAAATAAAGGGGAGAGTTAATCTCCCCTCTTTTTTTTATGGCCTGATTCCTATAATTTATACTATTTGCTTTTGATATAAAATTAGAGGAGAATATTAAGAGGAAAAGGAGGAAAAACTATGGCACAAAGACCTAAGGTTGGAATAACAGACCCTGGATATAATAGTCTTATTACAGACGAAAATCCAAGTAAGCCTAAGATATTAAAGCCTTTGCGAAAAGAAACACCAGATTATGTTGAATCTCTTTTGCAGGCAATCGATACCACTGTTACAACTAGGATTCAACAGGCACATTTAGATAAGACGGTTTTATGTACCATCTTAGAGTCTGATTGAACCAATGTTGAAGCTGGGGATTATTATGTCTCGGAAGGCGATGCCAAATATCTTGTTAAAGGCGAGGCGAATGCTTATCGCACTGGCGAAAGAGTTTGGGTTTTAATTCCGTGTGGTGATTATAATAATCAAAAAACAATTATTAGCCGACAAGTTGGGGATGTCGGAGATTCTTTTGTATACATTTCTCCTTTAGAAAATTTTGTAAGACTTACAGAAGATATAGTTCCGAATACCAGCAGGGGTAGATATAGTTTAAAAACTAATAATTTTACTAAAGTTTATAAATTAGACGACAAAGGCAAACCAACCAGTGAAGTTATTGATGTAGATAAAAATGATAGTATATTAATAGCATCTATCGATATGACAAAAGCAAGTGCTGTAGATATCGGTGGATTTTCTGCATTTGGCGTATCTGCGAAATTTAAAACAGATGTTGCTGGATTAGAAATAATGCGTGGTAATTATGGATTACATTTGGTAATTGATAGTGTAAAGCAAAAAATAATCGGCACCGAAAATGGGGGTCAAACTGAGGAATATGACCCATCTACTGACCATTTATATTTACAATGTGATGATATGTGGGGTAATCCTTATGGATATGATATGTTTTTTGAACAAAGTAAAATGTTCGAAATTAATGACCCCGGTGCTACTATAATTAAAAATATAGATGTTTATTTTTTCCAGACCTATGATGAGCACGATAAAAGAAATCTCATAAGTAATGTTGATGCTATGAAGGCTGGTAAATTTGTCGATATCAATCAAAGAGATATTGACCCCGCGCCATTAGAAGATAATTTATTTGTACAAGAATTATCTATTTACTTTGGGCATACTGCTGATAATTTAAGCACGGGCGCTTATTTATATAGCCAAAATAGTGCTAATTTTATTGTTAAGGATGGAAATCCTGAAGATATTAATGATAAGACATTAGTTGCTAAGTTTATTCATACTGATAAAGCTGGCAAACATTATGTGTTAAATAGTTTAGGTAATAATTCAGTATACCAACAATTAATGGAAACTGGTTCGATACCAGGAGAGTTCACTGTGCGTTGGTACGTTTATAATCCGTTAAGTACAGAAAATGATTGGCGTGCCGGGTCTGGCTGGGAAGATATTACTGACCAAGGCGATATTGGCAAAGTAGTGCAAATTAATAAATATGGCGATTATGAGTTAGTTGAAAAAGATGGCATTGCATATACTGATACAAATCGTACTTATAGATTAAATGACGCTGATGCTGGATATGAAAGATTTAAAGTCGCTTATATACTTTTTGATAGTGGACTAGATGGGCGAACTGCTCCAACAGAGGCAGATGTAGCTAGCGCAAAAGCAGTAATAGCTAATATCGGCGGAGATTATTCCGAAGAAAAACAGGTAGAAGCGCAGCAAGTGTTAGATAACCATGACGCTTTTAATAGAGAACAACGCTATTGGAGCATTGATTTAACTTTCAGAAATGGCGATGACCAAACTTGAGGTTCATTAGATACATTAAATTCTTTAAAATTAGAATTTGATGATGATGGTCATAACGGAAATTATTTAATTTATGATACTGCAACATCTGGTCAAGCAAAAATGTTAAATTCTGCTGATGCTCGTGTAAAACGTTATGTTATTGGTAGGTTTCAAAGTTATATAGATAAGAAAACTGATTTAACAAGAAATAAAATTCGTTGGTACATTCCAAAAAATAAGACGATGATTTCTGAGCCAGATTGAAAAGATGTGTGTTTCACTGGATATGTTCGAAGTACGGCTGCAACAGGCCCACGTTATGTACCATCTAATTCAGTGATTACATGGAAACCATTAAACGGGAAAATTGCAGTATATAATGAAAATAAGAATGGTTGAGAATTAAAAGACCCTGAAGAAGGTCGCCGTGATACAGATATTGATTCTAAAGAAACTTGAGACACATGTTATATTTTTGAATCACAAATTAATAGTGATAATAAAGACAATGATGTAACTGGTTGGCAGAAGTTAGAGAACGGGGAAGTTTCGATTCCTTATCGTATTAAAGAGTATTGGAACCAACATTTTATGAATAATACCATTATGTGCAAAATTTTGCGAGATGGTAAATTATATGAAAAATCGGTTGATTTAACATTTGGAGCCCATGGCACAAATGGCACAGAGTATTCATTGATTGTACGATTAGGCGATGAATATTGGAAAGACCCAAATCCGCCGCTTGATGCTGCTGATAATCCACCTTTATTGATAGAAAAAGATGTGCCGGCTTGGACAAGCGGGCATGATAAAAATAGTTATATTACTTTATTTGCCCAATTATATGATGAACGTAATAGCGCTTTACCAGAAACGGAAGTTACGTATACTTGGGACGTAGAACAATTTACTGGTAATTTAAGTCATGCGAATATATTTACGGTTGAGACTGTAACGATTTCAGAGGACCCAAAAAAATATGAATATCGATTACAGATTAAAAGTGACCGCCGTGCCAAAAATAGCATTACTGAAGATGACTGAGTAGGTGCTTATATAAAATGTACGGCTACTTATAACAATAGTGAATATAATCAATATTTATTAATACCAATACGTATTGATGAAAAATATATTGGGTGTGTTGGCACAACACGCGTAGTATATACTTATACAAATACGGCGCCTGCAGTTTCAAGTAAAGATAAATATCAAATTTTAAGCCGAGAACATAGTTATGGTTTAGATTATGACGTAGGCGTTTATGAGCATAAAGAAACTATAGCGGTGTATGATGCCACAGATGGAATTCCTGAAGTAGCAGTAGTAAATCATAAAAATGTTGTATATAGTGATTTACCATATTTGTCTAATATAAAACTTGGTGGCCCAGAGCAGGAAAAGCGAGAGCATTTAGCGACTTTAATTTTACCATCGATGTATTATGCGGATGTAAATTATAAAATGTCAGTAAAGATGACAGATACTAATGGCCATCAAACTTTATGGGCACAACCAGTTCTTATTACTCGTGATGTATTTACTAATACGTTCCTTAATCAATGAGATGGTTCACTGCAAATAGATACTAAAGCAAATCGTATTGCTTCAGCCGCTGTATTTGCTGGTAAAAAGGAGCCGGATAATAGTTTTACTGGTGTTATTATGGGCGAGTTACAAGGCGAAGACCCACAAAAAAATCCTAATGCAGCCCCATCCTATGAAACAGGATATGGTTTATATGGAAGGCATAATGGGCATCATACTTTTGGTATTAATACTAATGGTACCGCTTATTTAGGCGATAGTTCTCAAGCGCAGTTAATGTTTAAAGCTGGGGTAAAAGATGGAGATAAAAATGATGTTTGAGAAAGCACAGTTCAAAATGCTGGATATACTAGTAATAGTAAAAAAGGTATGAAACTTGACTTTCTTGGGACTACTTCACGTCGAGGCGGCACCGCTGCGATGGATGCCCCATATATTGATATTATTAATCCAGCCTCTGAGGACAATAAAATAAATCGTATAACCATGAGTGGTAACGCGAGCCATTTATTGGAAGTATTTGTTAACGCGAATGTCGCACCGGGAGGCTCTGGCAATTCAAAAAAACAAATATTACATGTTGGTAATGATGGGTATTATTTACAAACCGAAGGATACACCGAAGGTTCTAAAGGTACTAAGATTGATTTAAAAGATGGAAGTTTTAAATCATTTAAGGGCGGTAAAGATGGCGCATTATTAATTTCATCTACTGGATATGTATTAAATACAGATGATGATGATAAAAAATTTAGGGTAAATGGTAATGACCCAACTGGTAATGGTTGAGTGTTATATTCTCATGGGAATTTTGGTGTAGATACTAATGGCAAGTTATATGCTAAAGAAGGCAATTTCTCTGGTACTATTACTGGTAGTACTATTTATATTCCAAATTCAACCAATCCAAAATTTAAAGTTACTTCAGCAGGTAAATTAACTTCTACATCTGCCGAAATTGGCGGTTGGCAAATTAATGCAAATAGTTTATATACAGGTACTTTAGGCCGTAATTTTAATGAAGCGCCAGAAAGTGGCGACGTAAGATTATCTTCTGGTGTATTTAGCCGTCAAATTGCTGGACATAATGGAGCGTCTGTATGAAGATTTACAATTGGTCCTAACTTTGGAGTGACAAATGATGGTATATTATATGCGAGTGGTGGTGTTTTTTCTGGCAGCATTAGCGCTAGTACTGTTAGTGGTAGTACTATTAGCGGCGGTACTGTTATTGGTAGTAAGGTACACGCTGACAATTTATATTTAGGTGGTCAACCTGTTAATTATGATACAACAAATGTCGTAGGTATAATTAAAGGAATTGATTTGTCGCTTAATGGTAATACATTATCTGCTAAGGCTAGATTTACTTATAAAACGATTTATGGGTTTGGTATGTCTGCTTCATATGAACATGGGTCTACTTCAGAAACTGCATGGGGTAATGGTGTAACATTACCTTCGTCCGGTGGAGGTGGCTCTGGTGGTGGCGATAGCGGATGCATTCTTAAAGGCACTCCAATTTTAATGGCGGATTATTCATATAAAAATATTGAAAATATTGAAAATAATGATATAGTATTATCTTATAATGAACAAACACAAGCTTATGAGCCTGCTGTTGTAAGTATCGGAGCTACACCATTCCCAAGTCATTATATTTATGATATTTGTTTGGAAAATGGAAAAATTTTAAGTTTAACTGGTAGCCATCCTTTATTAACTACAGAAGGGTGAAAAGCATTAAATATAGAGATGGCATATAAAGAGCATAAAGTTAGGACGCAACTTTTGCATACTGGAGATGAGGTATTGAGTATAAATAATGAAACATATCGTATTAAACAAATTATAGCTCAACCATATGCAGAAAATTATGAAGTATACAATATTGTTGTTCCAAAAAACAAGACTTATTTTGCAAACAACTTGATTGTTCATAATGCTACAAATGATGATAAGATAATACATTAGAAAGGTATAAATATTTATGGGCGAAATAGAATGTAAAAAATTTGAAGAATCTTTAAGAGATTTAATAAATAATTCGGGTATTAAAATTACTGAAGCGTATTATATCTTAAAGATGGCTACCGCAGAAGTAAAAGAAATATATGATAATTTAGTTTATCAACAACAGATAAATCAATTACAAAATATTCCCGAAGAAGAAAATACTGTAACAGGGTCTGTTGATTTGGGCGATATGGCGCAAAATCTTGAAATAGCCGATTAAAAATAAATCAGAGAAAAAGGAGAACTAAAAATGACAAAAGCACAGTACGATGTATTAACACAGATTTTTAATGCATTACAAGCTATTGACACGAAAGGCCAAAATACAATTATTATGGCCGATGTTTTAAGAGCTCTACAGCAACTCATGGCTTCAGTAAATGTTAATACTACCGCTGAAGAGCTAGCACCTCAAGAAGAGGAAAAATAAAACAAAGGAGGAAAAGGTATGGCTAAATTGTACCCCCCAAGTATAGAAGGGTCAATTCCAGCCTTTTACGGAACTGTTTTAACAGTTCCTTTCTCTATGAACCGGTCCGTTGGACGACAAGAAGTTAGTGGAATTACTCTGAAGGTCAAAACTATTCAGAGTAATTCCTTTTTATTTGAAATTGACAACGGAGTAATTAGATGGGGTGGCACTAACCCATCAGTTATTTTTGATTTATCAAAATACATAGAGAAGTTAAACGCTGGACAATTTTATAAAATACAAATCGCTTATATAGATACGTATGGCGTAATTGGGTATTATTCTACTGTTGGTGTGGTGAAATATACCGATAAGCCAAGTATAACCATTGAAGGTTTAGATACTTTAAAAATTAATAATTTTAACCACAGTTTCGTGGGTACTTACATGCCCGGTCCTGATGACCCAACAGAAAAAGAATATTCTTATCGTTTTGTTATTACCGATAGTGCCGATAATATCGTAGAAGATTCTGGCACATGCGTTCATCGTTCTGACAATGACGTAACTGCTAATCAATCTTCTGACCAATGAGAATGTTTAAATGATTTGAGTAACACTGGTATTCATTATATCCAATATATTGTGAATACTGTTAATAATATACAATTAAAAACTTATAAATATAAAGTGTTAGCGAGAAATAATGCTGCGATGGATATCCCTATTACTTTAACTGCTTCATTAGATTATGACAATGGATATGTAGCACTTGAAGCGCAAAATAATCCGCCAACAGCAACATTACCGCTTACTGGTGGTTTTGTATTAACTCGTTTAGATACATCTGACCCAACTCATTGGGTAGAAATTCAACGTCAAAATTTACAATCAGTTTTACCAAGCGATATTAATTTTAAAGACTTTACTATTGAACAAGGTAAAACTTATATTTATGGTTTACAACAATATAATGATAACGGATTATATTCAGAACGTATTACCAGCAATTCTATTTATGCAGATTTTGAACATGCGTTCTTATTTGACGGAACTCGCCAATTAAAAATAGAATATAATCCAAAAGTTTCGAGTTTTAAAATTGACGTATTAGAAAGTAAACTTGATACTATTGGAAGTCAGTTCCCATTTATTTTTAGAAATGGGGCTGTATATTACAAAGAATTTCCAATTAGTGGTTTAATTTCCTATTGGTCAGACGACGAAGAATTATTTATGACTAAAGGAGAAATGCGTTTATTAACTGATAAGCAACATAGAAATCAAACCGAAGCGGTAGATTTAAATTATGTAAGTTCTACACAAAGCCACCCTGAACTAACTGCTTGGGAGGCAACAGAAACTATACCGCATATCCCTAATAAGAGTTTATTAAATTATAATATTGCGGCTGAGCGCTGGTTTAAGTTAACTGTATTAGATTGGTTAAATAATGGTAAGCCTAAATTATTCCGTTCGCCGGCAGAGGGTAATTATATTGTGCGTTTATTAAATACTTCATTAAGTCCTAATGATACTGTTGGTCGTATGTTACATACGTTTACATCTCAGGCTTATGAGGTTGAGAAATATAGTTATGAAAAATTAAAAGAGTATGGCTTAACGCAGAAAAAAGACTTTATTGCTACAGTACCCAAATGGAGCACTGTTACCATATCTGATTTTTATAAGCGTGATGAAGATGATAAACTTATATTAGATAGTAATAATCAGCCTATTATTGATGCAGAAGCTATTACTGGTAATTGGTTAAGTAAATTAAAGAATAGCGCAAGCGGATGCAGTGAAGTTAATTTAATTGATTTTGTGCCTGGTACTATGATTGAAATTAAATTAGCTACAAATCCTCTTCCAACATACATTCGAATTGGGTCTACTGGTAATTATCATTTTGTAACAGAAGATATTATTACATCTATTACGTACCCAGAAACAATTGAAACTCCAAATGGCATAGTAAATAATATAGAAGCATGGCGCAATACCAATGCGAATATTATATTCTCATATGAGGAACCGATTGAAAATGTGTTTGCGTTGATTGAGGATTCTATAGTTGATGAAGCGCAAGTAAAACAAATTTATGGCCAGTATATTGGTATTGAATATGTAGATAATAAGCCCGAATATAAATATCTTAATCTTCTTTGGGCATTGCAAGATTATTTACCGAGCGCCAGCAGAGCAGATACTGATTTATTTAAGAGAAGTATTTGGCGTTTATTAGAATTGCGTTTTGATAAACGTGAAATGGAGCCGTTATATTTCGATGTTAAACAATATTTTTGGAATATGGTAAATTTCCCAGATATTAATAAATCAGAATATACTAAAGACACATTTTTTGAAGTAGTAGAATCTCGTTGAGAAGAAGAAGGATTAAATAATGTAGATAATTTTATTAGCGGTAATGTGATTGGAGATAGCAGTGTTGACCATAAATATCCTCTCTTAAATAATATAATGTATAATTATTTATATTTAGACAGAGATTTAAAACAACGCGTTACTGTTGGCGGTAATAATTTAAACCCTGCTGTACTTTATAAAATTATTTTAATGGCACACCCTCAACAAATAAATAAACAATTATATTTTGAAGAGGATGGTCGACTGCATGATATTGCCAGCGTTTATGTAGACGGCAATACTACTGAAGTAATTCTTGAAAAGGATTATTCTACTAAAGTTTATATCGATATAGGTGCTGCTGATTTTGATAGAGATGCTTATAACTATGACGAATGGGATGCGATGGTTGAACGCTATAAAACTGAAGATAAAGCTGTTGGACAATATGGCGCTACTCCTTCAGAAGATAATGTACAGATATTAGACTTAGAAGATACTGATGAAATTATTATTAAACAAGCTTTCCCAGAGCATGATTTCTTTACTGGCGTTGGTGTAACAACTACGGCTGTGTATATGTTAAAGACATCAATTTATAATCTTGAAACAACAGAAGGCACTCAATCATATCGAAAGAAGAAAGCTTGAGAAAAGAAAGTTAATGAATACGCTGCGAATATCGCCAGCACAGGTGAATCTTTAGACCCTAGCGAGGATGAAGTTGAGCAGGCATATCAAGAATTTTTAACAACTCTTGACGCAGAATTAACAGAGTGGTTAATAAATAATGGCCGCCTCTAATCCTTTATTAGATACAGAGTTTCTTAAGAAACTCTATTCCTTCCGTCATAGGGAGGTATTTGCTAGGGTGACTGCGTTAACATTTGATGAGCGCCCAATAGAGTGTGTAGAAGGTCGTGTTACTGGAGGTTCTGTCAATGTAGACGGAACTTCTAGTATGCGTCGTTCTTGCTCATTAAGTATGGTGGCGCAAGATGTTAATATTAATGATTACTATTGGGGATTAAATAATAAATTTAAATTAGAAATTGGCCTTACGTTGCCAGAGATGATAAAAAATTATGAATATTGGGATGATGATGTAAATAGATATATTTATCCTTATAAAAATTATCCTGATATTATTTGGTTCCCTATGGGTTTATATTTATTTACTAATTTTAGTGTATCTTATACAACTAATAATTATACAATTTCGTTACAGGGAAAAGATAAGATGTGCTTATTGAATGGCCAAGTTAATGGGTCGTTCTTTGCATCTATTACATTTGATACTGAGGAGTACTACGACGTAGCCAATGGCAACACTACAATCACTAAATTACCTGTCAAGTATATTATTAAAGAAGCTGTGCATGAATATGCCGGTGAACCTTTTGGTAATATTATGGTAAATGATTTAGATGATTTGGGGTTAGAGTTATTAAAATATGTTGGTGGTGCGCCGATGTATTTATTTATTGATGCTGCTACTAGCGAAGTAATTGGTGCGCAAATGGCGCCAAACGCTGATGGTAAAATGAAACTTAAACCGGTTGATGAAGATACTACAATTATGATTGAAGACTTGAGTGAAGATGCTAATGCAAAATATAAATTAGATACAAGAACTCAGCGCCAAGGCTATGGTAATGATACTTATGTGCCAACAGAATTTTATTCGGTTGATACAAATCCTAATACTGGCGAGACAACTATTGGCACGCAGGCATTTACTGTAGCGAAAATTAGTTATGGACAAACCTGTGGTTATCGTACTACGGACATTATTTATGCGGGAGATTTAGTTGGTAATGTTGGCGAAAGTTTAACAAGTATTTTAGATAAAATTGTTACGATGCTTGGCGAATTTGAATATTTTTATGATTTAGAAGGACATTTTGTATTTCAAAAGAAAATGAACTTTATAGACCATAAATTTAATCCAATAGTATCTAGCGAGGCTGGTAGCGATGATTTGTACATGGAAGAAAACACCTATGTAGAAAATCAAGCCTATACTTCAGCGCATACTTGGGTATTTGATAATAATGAACTAATTACTGCTTTTGCTAATACACCAGATTTATTAAATATCAAAAATGATTTTTCTCTTTGGGGCGAACGTAAATCTGTTAGTGGCGCTAGCTTGCCAATACATATGCGTTATGCTATTGGTAAGAAACCGACTTATTATAAAACATATGAAGGTCTTGTTTGAACCACGGAAAATCTCGAAGGAGTTTATATAAACGGAAAAAAAGTTGCTGATGGCTCTGATAGTTTCGAAGAAATGATAACTTCTATGAAACAAGAAGTTTATGAAGAACAAGAACGAAAGAAAGCTGGTTATACAAAAACTCGCAACGCAGTTCAGTTATCAGAAGATTGGTGAAATGTATTAGACTGGGCGGAATATTATAAATTACTTACGGGGGAATATCCCGAAGGTCGAGTTGGAGACTATGTAGAAGAAGGAGTAACATTTACAAATTTAAATAGTCTGATTCCTGAACCAATAATTGGACATACTTATACATCGAGCTTAGGGCGTGGTGGAATAGATAATGTTTCGACATTTACATATGATGGTAATCAGCATGGTTTTGGAAAATATAGCGGAAGTCGTATATTCGTATTAGATGTTAATTCAGATGGCACTCTTGGATGGTATCAACATGGGCCAAATTGTGTGCATCTTTATCAAGAGTTTGTTGATTATCGCCGTTTTGGTACTACTGCTTATATTTATAAACCCGATATTCCATTAGTTAAATATGAAGAAATTACTGATGAACAAGTAATAAATCGTATTAAAGCAGAGGATGTTACTGTTATTGTCAATCAGCTGACAACACAAGAAACAATAGATTATTATAAAAATTTTGGTGCAAATGTTATAGTTATTTATTCTTGCGATTGGCGTGAAATTATTTACCAAATGGCTAAAGATTATAGGAAACATAATCATGAAGATGACTTTTATGTGCAGATACGCAAAAATAATGGCAGAGATTTAAATGGCGAATGGCGTTATCCAAATGGTATCACTAGTTACGAGCCGTTCTATATTGATTTAGAAGGTTTTTGGCGTCAATTATATTGCCCTCCTGGACTGGGCGGTGGCGATATGAAAGATGCTATTATACAAGATGGTAAATTATATTGAGCTATATCAACCATGGATGAGAATGGAAAAGAAGATTATACATGCGGGGCAGAAATTACGCTAGATGATTTACCAAGAACAGCAATTGTTCACGCTGTGCGTAGAATAAATTTAGACTCGGTTTTACTTGCAGATTATGAAAATTATATGCAAAATTATGCAAAGGCGAGGATGGATAAAATAAATCAATATCGTGATAAAATTGCTGTTTTAGATATTTCTAATGAAGAACGTATGCAAATGTTGCAAGAATACTATGAACAATTAGACCAAGAGCATAATGATATGTTAAAAAAATATAATGGTGGGTACAAAGTAGAAACAATAGATAAATATTTAATTATAAATGATAAATATGATAACGATAAAGAGACCTTGGTTTTAACATTTTCAGAAACTACCTCTTATGGAGATTATAGCGAAACTGGGTGGAATCAAGCTGTTACGTCTTCGCCTGAAACGCTTAATTTCTGGTTTGATATGATGGATAACGGCAGTGATTTAGCTAATCATTACAGTATTCAAACTATTGGAGATAGGGCAAAATCTGTTAATGACAACTCAATAAAAGCCATTTATTTTAGAGAAGTTCCTACAGTTATTTTTACAAATGACATACAAACTCAGGAGCGCAAATCTGGATATGTATATATGCAGCTTGGAGCTTTTGATACCCAAGATTTGTTTGTTATTAGTACGCAAGGTAAATGTGCGCAAGATGTGTTAGATGAGAATTTATTTAAACATTCTTATTGCACAGAAACAGTTTCATTAACTGCCGTACCCGTTTATCATTTAGAACCTAATACAAGAATTTATATTCAAGATGATAATAGTAAGGTTAGCGGTGAATACATTGTTTCGCGTATTAGTTTACCGTTAACTTATAATGGAACAATGACGATTTCGGCTATTAAGGCCGTTGAAAGAATATATTAAAGGAGGTTTAGTAAATGGATAAAATTTATCAGTGCCGTTATTATGGAACACATACTGAGACTGGAGCGCTGAGTCCTAAAAACTATCCAGTTGATTTAACGGCAGATATTTTAAAAACTGATTTAATACCTCTTTTTAATAGTGAAGGAATAACTCGTTTAGAGATTCAGGGTGACCCAGGCGCGGCATTTTGAATTGGTATAGACGGTAAAACACCATTAGGCCCGTTATTTTTAGGAATAACGGGCATATATTCCCTTGATTTACAAACAGACCAAAAATTAACTCATGTTCATATCGGACCAGTTGAAAATGATTTTATAAAAAATCCACAGCTCCGCAATTTAAATTTAGTTAATGCAGTAGATAGTGTAGATGAAGGGTATACTATGGATGTAGAAAACAATACCAATAGAAATGCTCATATTATAGTCACCGTTACATATTAAGGAGGAGAAGGAGCATGAGGCAAATTTATCAATACCGATACTACGGTGAGACATATCAGGGAGGTGCGGACCCCGTTCCTCACGGCCAAAATATGCCGCCTGATTTAACAATGAATGATTTAGCTTCTGGCACTGCTTTTGCTACAAGAATACCTATTTATCAATTGGGCATTCAAGCAATACCAGGAACTAAAGTTTATATAAATAGCCCAAATGTAGGAAAGCCCATTGTCATAGGTAAGACTGGCATTTTTGAATTAGATTTAAATGACCAGTCGGTTATTACATCTATTAGAGTAGATAAACAATCATTAAAAACAATGCGAGATATTAATTATGATGATGTTTATTCTAAAGGCTCAGATACTTATGATGAAAACCCTACAACTGAAGCATATTTATTAATCGATATTATTTATGAGGCAGAGGAGGTGTAAATAGATGGGCTTTTATGGAAATATTAATAATACGGTAAAAGTACAATTTAATTTTGACCGAATATTTAGTAGCCGTTCAGCTATGGTTGAGGCTGTTGAGAATGGTACTGATGCTGTATTTGCGGGCAGATTTGTTTTAGTTTCTTATGATAAAGAAGTATATAATTTTCAGGCTTATTACTTAAAGGAAGGTAAAATATATTCTAATTTAACTGATGCGGAAAGAGAAGAAAATGAGGTTACTTTAACGCAGGGCGTTATTTTCCGTGTTCCTTTAAATTATAATTTAGATAAAGTTGAAGTTGTTGATGATATTAGTGGTATTGTCGTAGACGCCGACGGTTTAAATAAATTTTATTTAGTTAAAGACAATATGACGTTATATACCGTAGTTAATGATGGCACATTTGAAGAGCCTGAGTATATGATAGAAACGGTATTTGCAGAAGTTATTGCTCGTCATACTGTTTATTATTTTGTAACTGAAACTAATACTCTTGAATTAGTTTCTGAAGCAAACACAGATAATCCTTATTTAATTAATTATTTAATAGACACTCGTCAATTTGGTGCTGGTAGAGGATATGATGGCACTGTATGGCAAAAAATGTACGCCGATGGCGCCCCATATTTTGCAATGGTTGCAGAACTTAATTCAATAGTTCCAACATTGGCAATTACAGCAGACGCACCGACCGTAATACCAAGAGCACCGCATTTTGACGTAGATACATCTAATGTTTATTATAAATTACACATACAATCAAATCCTGGTTTATGGATAAAGCCTGCGATATACGATAGCAATATTACTATTGGTACAGATGTGTGGAGTAATGATACTAGTGAGGTTGGAAAAGAGAGTTTAAACTATCCTTCAGATGTGAGCTATCATTACCCAAGACGACAATATGATGGTTCAATGAAGCCTGAAGATAAGGCTCGCAAGGCAGCGATGTATTTTAACAAAGCTGGTTTTGATGCAGAATATATTACATATGCTGGGGATGTTGCAGCAGAAGACGCAGAACATCAATTAAAAAATGTCTGAAAATATGATAACACTACCGGAAAATACATACCAGAAGATAACATTACAATTGACCTTAATGGTATAAGCGGTCAATTGTATGGCGTTGATGGAAGTGTTAATAGAACGGCACAACCTGATACCAATGAAGTTGCTATTATGTTACCTTCTATTGGTGATACAATTGCAAGTGTTTGGGATTTAGTTTATGGCGGAAGAAATGTGTTGGGCAAGGAGGCCACAACACGTAATTTAGATATTAATTGGGAAGATGCTGGGTCAACACAACATAGGCTCGGACTTCGTCTTACTAAAGAAACTGGCCATGGTATCGGATATGCTCAAGATGAAGTTAATACAATTGCAGGTTCAATTAATACGGTGCATGATTTAATTGGTATGATAGTTGTAGATGCAACTAGTGATGATTTTAATTTTAAAAGTGCTGATGCAAGTGAAACTGCAGATGTAGATAAAATATATTGGTATAGTGATGATGAAGTCGGAGAGCGCTATTATAGAGTTGGTATCGAATATAGTCCGCAATATGATGAAGAAAATGTGTCTAATAATAAAAATCCGTTGCCGCATTTTGAGCCAACAGATGTGCATGAACCAATTCCTGCGACTTATTTTGATAAATATGGCGAAAATTATTTATTGGTTAGAAATGTATCGGATTTTAAGAAAAATAAAAAGTATTATCAATGGATTAATTCTGAGACAAATCAGCCTACTTTAAGGAGTTCTTTTACTCAGGTAGATGTTCCGCCTGAGGGATATGTGAAGAACACCTATTATTATATGGAGGGCGATGATTATATTTTAGATACAAATGAATTACCAACTGCTGGACGCCAATATTATAAGATACCAGCGACAGCATGGCAGCGTGTTGCGAATGGAGCTAGCATAATTTGATTTGCAGCGAATCGTTTTTATAAGTTAGAAATGACAACTCCGCAAGATGGAAGTTTACCTGAACCTACTGGGCAAATTATATTAGATACAAGTTCATCATGAGTCACCGACCCTCAAAGTAATCAGCACTATGAATTATACCTTATTGAAACTAATGCCCTTGGTCAAGATAGTGTTTATATTAATGTTACTCATAGGGTGCGTAAATTAAATGTGGATGGTCCATATTATACTTATGATGCCGCAAGTCATAGATATAGTAGAGTAACTTCTGATATTTATGAAAATATTTGGAGCAATGATAGCGATACTGGAACTTCTGGGTCGGCTGCTCAACATACATTATCTGATATTGAAGGAATTTCATTACAATTATGGACATTGGGAGATACGCAACCAATTAGTTTATATGCTCCTGGCACTTATTATTATGTATCTAAGCCAATAGTAACAGAAGATAATAATAATTCATTAATTATTAAAATGAATGGAGAAGATACTCCTGTTATTGGAGATATCATAAAAGATAAGAGTTATATAAAAACAGCAGATAGGACTTATTTTGCTAAAACAAAAGACCCAGAGAAGACAAAATACTCATTTTATATTCCGGGCGAGTATTATTTGCGCGATGCTCAACATGGCGATATTACAGGTGATGATGGGCAAACTTATTTATTAAGTAATGAAAGTTATGGGGTTAATAATGATACTCATTATTATGAAAGATTTAATAAACACGTCATGTTTGATGAGAATAATATTTTCCCCCAATATTTAGAGTGGAATCCTAATATTGATGTACCAGATGGTGTTCAATTATGCTGGTTAAAAGATAAGCAAGTATTTGAAGAGTTAGAAGGATATGCTCGTGATAAAAATACTTTAAATGGTTTACTTCTTGAGACACATAAATTATTCGGCGCTGATGATACTAGAGATACTGATACAGTGCATGGCGCTATTAATACTTTAAAAGATTTAACCAATAATTTTGCTACGGTTAAAGCTGGTGAAACTGTTGTTATTGATGATTATGGAAGAATGCATAGTGCGCCAATTAATAATCTTGATATTGAACATAGACCTAATCGTATTGGCGGTGGAGACCAATGAGTTAATTTATCGATAAATCCTGACCATGATACCCCTAGTATTACTATTGAACATATCACACCGACCACGGCAATAAGTACGTCTAATTCAAATAGCACAAATTTAAATGACGGGACTAATATAATTAATATTCCTGATTATGAATTTGATGAAAAACGACATGTTAGTGGTATTCATTCGCATGAATATACTTTACCTTATGGTTTTAAAACAATTACTACAAACGGTATCGGAAATAATACAAGCGCAACCTCATCGATATTATCATCAACTAGCACAATTGCTGATAATACACAAGACACATTAGCTATTAATTCTGGTGATAAATGAATTAGAATTAATGCGGCAACAAATAATAATAATAATTCAATTACAATCGCACATGATATTCATTCTGTTACACCAACTACATCTACAGCAAACTTATCTAGTGGAGTTTCTGCAGCAGTTACATTTAATATTCCAACATATAGTTTTGATGAAGCGGGACATTATAGTGGATTAGATACTAAAACATTAACTATGCCAAATAGTTATGGTATTATTACTGGAGATAATTCAGGGGTAACTGCTGAGGCAAGCGCAACTCATGATACATTGGCGATTAATGGGGATAATTGGTTGACTACTACAATTAGCGCTGATAAGATAAGTATTACGCATGATGACGCTAATATGGTATCTTCTGCAGCTGTGTCAGATGTAAATCCGACTTTTGGCGGAAGTTTTACAATTGTAGATTTAGTATTTGATAATAAAGGACATATTTATGCAAATGGTAATGGTTCTCATAGAGTAACGATTCCTGATATTAGTGTTTCTAATAATACAGATAACGGGGCTGATATAATTAGTGCATTATCTATTGCACCGACTACTGGCGTTATATCTGCTACTAAAACAACTGTAGGAAGATTACCATTAACAGGATTTACTGAACCAGATACTAATCAACAGCTTTATGGAATTACTTCTGAAGATACTATTAATACAGCTATTCAAAAATTATATCGTTTCTTAAATAATGGTAAAGACAGCAACAATACATTAACAACTGTGAATGACCGTATTGCTACAGCTGTAGCAAACGCTGCGCCAACTTGAGACCAAATTAAAACATTTAATGTTGGTGAAGATATAAATCATAATCCAATTACTTTAGAAACTGTAATTAATTATATAGTAGAGCAAAATCAAGCAGCTTTAACCCCTCCAAAAGAATTAACTGGAATTCGTGTTACTACACTTCCACAAACAACATATACTAGTGGAGATTCATTAAATTTAACTGGTATGGTAATAACAGCTGATTATAGTGGTGGCTGGCCATCTGAATCTATTGGTTCTGGATACAGTGCAACACCAGCGGATGGCGCAGAATTAACTACTACAGATACTGCAACTAATGTACCGGTAACAATAACATATAATGGAAAGACTGCTACGTTTAACGTAACCGTTAATCCTGCTTCAACAGACCCAGAGAATCCTGATGAAGGAGCATAAGTTAAATAAAAGGAGTTTGCTTTAGGGCAAACTCCTTTATTTTATGTAGATTAAAATTGAAATTATAATAGAGTAAATAAAAAGAGTGGGTTGGAAAAAATCTTTTTATTAAATCTTTATATATAAAATTTAAAAAGGAGGAAAACTTACCTTGGCTTTAGAGAGATATGTAAAGTTTAGACGTGGAACTCCGGCAATGTTTACTGCGCTTGCAGTTAAAGACCCTGATAGCTTATACTTCATAATGGAGGAAGGCGCTACATTAGGTAAACTGTATTTAGGGGATGTTTTAATTGCATCTGTTGGGTCAAATGAGCTGAATGATTTAGAAGATATATTATTAAGTAATAATATAACTGCTAATTCATTATTAATTTATGATGGAACGCAAGAAAAATGGATTAATAAACCATTAAGCGAAATCCTTGGCTCCGTCAGCGGTTTTTCTGAAATGACGGGAGCTACAGCTTCTACAGATGGAGCAAGTGGATTAGTTCCACAACCCCTTGCAGGAGATGAAGGTAAATTTTTAAGAGGCGATGGCACTTGGGTTACTCCGCCTTCAGCTGATGTCAGTCAATTAAGACAAGATATTAGTGATTTACAAGCTGTTACCACAGCAATTGTTGGGTCGGATACCAATAAGTCAATGCGCGAGGTTGCTGCTGAAGAAGTGGCATCTCTTGTTGCAGGAGCGCCGGAAGATTTAGATACCTTACAAGAAATTGCCGCATGGATTAATGACCATCCAGATAGTGCGTCCGATTTAAATAATCGATTAACTATTGTTGAAGGTGATGTGGCTGATTTAGAGACCGAATTAGCGACACTACAAGGTCAACAAATTGATAATACGCAAGATATTGCAGACCTTGAAAGTGCTCTTGCCGCACTTCAAGCAAAAGATACTGATTTACAATCACAAATCGATGTGATTGATAATCGTTTGAAATGGCAAGGTGTTTCAGATGAAGAAGAAACTCCTTCTGAATCTGAAGGAAATTAATGAAGGGAGATAAAATAAATGCCTGATAATAAGAAATATGTAAAATTTTATCGTGGTTTAGAAGCTAGTTTAAAGGCAAATGTTACTCCTAGTGCTGCTAATGAAGGAGCTTTCTATTTAACCACTGATACTGAACGTTTATATAATGTAGTTAATAAAGGTACTGATGTAGCACCTGATTACCAGCTGGTACCGCTCGGTGAAAGAATTAATTTAATCCAAGAATTAAAGTCTTTACCTAATGCAGCTGACCATATTGGAGAGTTTGCTTATGTATCAGAGGGTAATATTTTTGCAGTTTCTGTAACTGATGGCGCCGGCGCAAGGTGGCAACAAGTTAATATGCCAGCCGATGATTACTCTGTACAAAGCTTAACAACTGCAGTAACAGCAACTAACGATACTGCTACTATTAAATTAACAGCAAACAAAAAGGGTGGCGGCCATCCCGACACAACACTTAAGATTGCTGCTGGCACTGGTATTGACGTTACATCTAGCGCTACAGATACTGTAACTATTAGCAAAGAAGCAACTCCATTACAATTAAATCCTGATACTGGAGATGTGCACACTTTAGCTGTTGATGGCGGAAAAGTTAAACTTGTTGCTGGTACTGCTATTACATTAGAAGATAGCGCTGCTAATGGCACTATTACAATTACTGGTGACCAAGGTGGCGTTTCTGCTGTAGATGTTGCTCCAGTAGCAAGTAATGGAAATGGATTTAAAGTTACTGTTACTGGCGCTAATGGACAGGGCGCAAATGATACTATTGACCCGACTATTACATTAGGTAATAATAGTAGCACAAATTATCATTTTGTAAATGGTAATATGAATTTACCTGTTTACACAAAAGAGGAAATTGATAACAGCTTAACTGGACTCAATGCAATGGTATATAAGGGCACTATTGGAGCTACTAATGGTACTACTACAGCAGTACCTACAACCACAGCTCCAGCTAGTGGTTCTCCTGATACTCGTCCTCAAATTGGTGATACTTATAAAGTTGTTGATGAAATTAGTGTTACTACTAGTAATGGAACTGTAAAAGCTGAGCCGGGAGATTTAATTATCGCACGTGGTACTGAAGGTTCTAGCGGTAGAATTGAAAGTGACCTTGTATGGGATATCGTTAGAGGTGCTGACGAGGTAGATACTACGTATAATTTTGGCGCTGTAACAAATGGCGTCGAATTAGTCGCTAAAGGCGGCGGCAAGGCAGGAAAACTTGTCGTTAATGGTGACGGTACATACATTACTGTATCTGATAGCGCATCTAATGAGAATAAAAATAATACTCTTACTGTTAATCATACAACTATTACACAAGCCGCTGATGTAGTTGCAACCGCTGTAACACAAACAAAAGGTAGTAACGCTACTTATAAAGCTGTTAGCGACGTATTTGTAGATGGCGCTGGCCATGTAACTGGAGTAGAGACTAAAGAATTAACAGTTACTGACACAACCTTAAAATCTGACACTTTACAGGTTACCGCACCAGTTGCTATTAATAATAGCGTAATTACTGTAACTCCTACAGTTCATGTTGAAGATACTGCCGGGGTTGTTTTACAAGATAATGCAACTTTCTCACTTAGCTCTACTGGTTCTACTATTGAGATGAGTGTTAATACTAGCACAAATAATATTAATGCTGATATTGTTTGGGGTTCATTCTAATTTTAGAAGGACAACATACTTTAATTTATAGTTTATCTTTTTAATGTTATATTAGGAAGATAATATATAAGTCTTTTACGGGAAGAAAATATATTATTATATTTTCTTCCCGATTTTTTTTGATTATAACAAGAAAGGAGACATTCATAATGAGCGAAAACAACAAAATTCCGTTCAGTCCTGTGCGAGGTCATGAAGAAAATATACGTCGGCAGGCTGTAGCAGATGGATACGTTTATTTTGCTACAGATACTGGGAATATTTATGTTGATGCTGAAGGCACGCGTCATACCATGGGAGGTTCTGGTAGTTCTGGAATACACTACACGAACGCAAGTGAAGCAGACGTTGTCAGAGTGGATGATGAAGAGGGTAGCAAATTATATACTATTCCATTAGAAACATTTGAAACACCCGTCGCACCTAAACCTGATGATTTGCTCCTTAATTCAGATGGCCGTTTCTTCAGAGTAATCAGTTATAACGATGACACTGCACTTGTTACTGTTACACTTATTGCTGTTAGTGGTTCAGGTGGTGGTGGCGGTGGCGTTATCTATTCTGAAAAAGCAAAATTAAATAAAGTAGACCCGACATCTAATTATTTAATTAATGGAAGTACAGCTTCTATTGATATTTATGCTATTTCAGGTAGAGATATGCTTGATGGAAGTTATCTTGATGAAAAATTAACAGTATATTGGACTCTCTCAGAACAAGCGGCTGATACCGGTATAATAACACAATATGCTCAAGGAAATTTCCCCATTGTAGGAACTACAGATGAGGAAAACCCTGTTTGGGAACATTTTGAGTATGGTACTAAAGCTCGTTTTTCTACCCATAATATTTTAAAGATGTATGTTAAGGGTAGCGCAAGTGAACAAAGCAGAGAAATTGCGTATGAATTCTTTACCTCTGAACTGCAATTATTAAAACATCCAAACTTTAGTAATGTAAATTACTATAGCCCTGAGGGTGTTGTTATTTATTGCACTGTTGTTGGCGCAACAGACAAGGTATTATATTATTATTTTGAAAATAATGGTATTGAAGAATGCTTAAATCCTCAAGGAAATGTAATTCTCTATAATGGGTCAAACGCAACTACAGAACAAAGTTTTACAGTACCATCTAATCTTGCAACTCATGGTTCTCATAAAGTGCGTATTGAACTTTACCAATATATTAATGGTAAAGCTGATTTAAATGCAGCAGCTCCTCCTATTGAAATGGAAATTGCAGTTGCTGAAGCCGGTAATAATAAAGCAATTATTTGGCTTGGTGATTATCAGTCCCAATATTATGAATATGATTCAATAAAAATTCCATTTAGAGTTTATGACCCCACAGCCACTCTTGGAGCAGAAATTACTTTATTTAAAGATAGTAATAAAATTGGGTCAAGAACTATTACTGACCAAACACAATTTTCTACTTGGGAAATTGTTGATGGCAGTTTAAATGAAATTAACCATTATAGTATTACTTGCGGAGTAGAAGATAACGAAACGCGTAAAGATATTCAATTTACTGTTGTCGAAGACCCTAATCGTGCCGGTATGAAACTTTCTACGGCTGGATTACGTTTTTTATTTGACGCTAGCGGTCGCAGTAATAGTGAATCTCGTACAAATAGAGCTAAATATAGTTATACAAATAAAGATGGTAATACTATCACAGCTAAATTTGAAAACTTTAACTGGTATAATAATGGTTGGGTAATTGACCAAGATACTGGTAATACTTGTTTAAGAGTAAGTAATGGCGCTGTATTTAGTGTGCCTCTTGGCCAAACTAGATTTGCTACTTCAAATAATAGTGCTCAATCGCATACTTTTGAATTCCAGTTTAAAGTACGTAATGTTCAAGACTATAGTAATATTGTTCATAATATTACTCGTTATAAAGGTAATACTGATGATAGATATCCAACATATCCTAGTTGGAATGATGAAGAAGTATACCAGACTTTTAATAATAAAAGTTATTTAAATGAAACATGGAGCAATGGTAAAGAGTATGATAACTACGATGCTTTCTTACAATGGTATTTACCAGCTCATAAAGAGGCATTCCCAGATAGTACTTGGCCACCTTCATATGATGATATTGAATATCGTAAAACTGATAAGTTATTAAGTACTGCCTATGCAGCTGGTAAGTATTATGATGGTCAACACGGTATTTGTATTGGCGCACAAGATGCCTTATTCACAAATGGTGTTGATACAGTTAACGTATCATACGTAGAAGATAAATTAATTAATTTAACAATTGTTTATTCTCATGGTACTGGCGAAGAAAGCGGTAGCAACAAATTAATGTCTATTTATTTAAATGGTATGTTAACAGGAGTTGCTCGTTCTACCGTTAATGAAGCATGGAGTATTGGCGACAGCAATAATGAATTAACATTAGTATTTGATTCTAAATATTGCGATTTTGACCTCTATAAAATTAGAGTTTATAATCAGCCATTAACTCTGCCCGCTGTTTTAACTAACTATACGGTTGATTTAAAAGACCCCGTTGCGTATGATTTATCACAATTGGCAGTTGTTAATAATTCTATCAATGAATCTCAATTAAAATATGAGAATATGATTGCATATAATGCAGCTCATCCTGATGGATATATTATGCCTTATATGATTTTTACTACTAAAGATGCTGATGGTAATGTTTTACCATATAGTAAATCTAAAAAAATTAAGGATGTCCAGGTTGAGTTTGTTAATACCGGTCTTGAGCGTGCATATGCAACCGGCGAATTAGGAGAATTAGCTGAAAGAGCTAATACTACTATTGAAGATTATTATATACATCACTGTCCGTCTTGGATAGCTGACCACGTTGAAATGTCTGTACAAGGCACTTCATCTGAGTTCTATCCTCGTAGAAATTATAAAGCAAAGACAAAGACAGTAACACCAGGAGACCCCTCTGAAACAAAAGTTGTACAGATGTATATGAACAGAGGGCCATTCACACAACTTTATGCTTCATCTGATGAAGCTGAAAAGAAACAATCACATCTTGATTGGTTCTATTATGATAATAATACTGTTGGTACTACTAAATTTACCTTAAAGATTGATTATATGGAATCTTCTGGTACATATAATATGGGCTTTGCTAATTTAGTAAAGAATGCTTATACACATCACCCATTAAAAGATTATTATGATGCTGGTGCTTTCCAAAAAGCAGAAACCGAATATACTCAAGCAACCACTTATGAAAATGGTACAACCTATTGGTATGTAAATCATAAGGGTAACTGGAAAAATACGGTAGATGATGAATTAAAGATTGCTAGTGCAGAAGATTTCGCATTAGGCCCTGTTGCATATGCGCAGAGTGCTGGTCAGACTAAAGTATGTACTGATACAAGTAATCAATTCTATAATAAATGGTATACAGCTGCTACAGTTTATGTACAAGCTGAAACACCTAGTTATTTAAATGATTATAGAACATCTGTACAAGGTTTCCCTGTTTTAGCATTCCATCAAACTACAGATGCGCAAGGTAATAGTACTGGTATTAGATTTATCGGTCGTTATAACATGCTTTTAGATAAAGGGTCAGACGAAGCCTACGGCTTTAAGCCAATAGACGAAATTTATCAAAAGTTTGTTACAAAGAAAGGCAAGCCAGTTAAGGTTAGTAAAGTTGCTGAATGCTGGGAGGCAGAAAATAACTCTCGTGGTTTCTGTTCTTTCAGAGACGCTTCTACTAATAGAACCGATGATAAGTTCTTTGATACTGGTCAATTAACCGCTAAAGGAGCTCCAATTGTAGCTGACTATTGGGAATATCGTTATCATGATAAGGCAGATTCTTTAGATGTCATTTATGATTTAAGTTCGACTATTAGCGATGCTGGTTCAATTAAAACAGTACAAGATGAAATGGGCGTCGATATACAAGACCCTGCAATTATTACTGCTCCAGATGGTAAGTATGCAAACTTTACTCAAGGTATGCAAAACGCATATGATGCTTTATTAAATACTTATTCAAACTGGGAAAGAGCAGTTCGTTGGGTATATAGTACTGACCAAGATGCAGTTCCGTCTGCTGGTACTTATGAAGCAGCTGATGTTGGTGTTGCTATTTATGCACCTGATACTTATTATATTTTAGATGCTGAAAGTCATTATGTTTTAGATACATCTGAAGATTATGATGCTCAGAAAACATATTATACTGGCGCTGGCGATAGTAA